AATATCGCTTTGTTTTTCTCACATTGCAAAGATACGAACTTTATTTTAATCTACAAACATTTTCAAGAAAAATTTTTGAGAAAATGAATAATTTTATTTTCAAAATTATTTTTGTGAAAAATTCATAAAATAGAAAATATTGTGCACTCTAAAAGGACTTAATATTTGCACTTAATTTTGGGGGTTCACAAGGGTAATCTTCACACGCCTTGTAGTGGGCATATATGATATGTATATGGATATCCTATATGGCTTATGCCTGTCCTCTTGAGAGTGTATTATATACCTGTATATTGAAGGCCATTAATCGACTAAGGTGATAAAGAATTAAGGCCGATTAGCTATATCCCTATTATTGCCCTCTATAAACCTATTAGGTCCTAATTCAATAAGGCCATATAGGGACTATGGTAAGCCTATAGAGATTAGGATAGCCTATAAGGGCTTACTAAGTTAGGCTAAGTAAAAACCCAGAACCTTAGTTAGGCCTGGGTTAATTGGTTAGTATTCGTAATATTCTCGTTCAAGGTAAATGTTGAAATCCTTGAAAAGTTTTATACCAGGTATAGGACCATCATTTTTGTCCCAAATCTCGAATTCGATAAATTGGGTCTCATAGCCTTCTATATCTGGAATAGAGAGAAGATAGTTCTGGCTTGGGTCAAATTCTTCAAGGAAAACCTCGATAGTAGCCTTAATCCTAATAGGTTGAGTATTAGTAATGCCTTGTACGATTTGTGTTAATCGGTTTGATAATTCTTCTGTGTTCATAGGTAAGTGAGTTTTAAGTGATTATTATTTTATTTTCTTACTGCAAATATAAAGACTTTATTTTAATTATGCAATAACCTCAATTGCCTTGTGAGGTCCTTAATAGCCTTGAAGGTTAATTTGCCTTTATCCCTCTAAAATCCCCAGAGGCCATTAATGGAGATTGCCCTTTACCTTCCCTACCTATAACTAATATTATATAATACCTAATGGCTCTCGGTAATTTAGGGGTACCTAAATCACAAAATTGTCCTAGAGCTTTACAAATAATGCTAATATAAATACTAAGCAAATAAATTACATACTTACTAGGAATATTACCTAAATATGCCCCTTGAAGGCCTTAAATCCTATAAACCATTTAGCCCTAAAACCTAATATCCTATTTACCTAATCCCCAACCCAATACTTATTATATAATACATAATATAATAACTTGGTGAAGGTAATCAAGGTAAATTGTGATGGCCATTAATCGACGATGTACTAAAGCTATACTACCTACATACATAGAAGCTACATAACATATCTGTATTATATAATCCCCCTACCTTCGAATTACCTTGAATGCAATCTATAATATAATACATATAAAGGGTACTCAAGGCAATCGGATTTAGGGGCCATTAATGGTCGGATTTATTTGCCTTTTTAGGCCTTTTTGAGTTTGCCTTTAAAGTGTGTAGTAGAGCTATATGGTATAGTGGCTATATAGTGAGTTGAGTGGCTTTGTATAGTAAGGTAAGTTTGCCTAGCCTTGTTTGCCTAAATCCCCAAAACCCCCGGCGAGGTACCTTGATATATGTATTAGGTATTATTATATTAATAGATGGTATATTAGTTATAGAGGGGATAGGTATTATATTATGTACCTTAGTTAGGTATTATGTAACATAGTTAGCGTTAGTATGATTTTGTTTTATTTTTGTGTTGGGTGTGGGAGGTACCCGGTATTTATTCCAGGTACCTTGTGGGTATTTATTCGATTAGGTATACCTGTATGAAGGCATATACTAAAAGGATTACGATTAAATTCATTCTGTAGATGAATTTCTTTGTTAGGTAGGCTTCTTCATTTAGGATTAGGAGCCAGATCGTTACGATGAGTAGGATTAGTGATTTCATAATTTTTTAGTATTATTATATGTACCTTAGTATAATCCTATATGTGTAGGATACCAGGATTAGTGATGAGGTGTATAGGGTTAGTATTATTAGCTGTGAGATGATATACCTTATTTTGTTTGTTGGGTGGGCGTTCTTGTAGGCTTGGTATATTTTCTCATTGCGTATGAGGGTTAGGATGGTGACTACGGATAGGATTATTCGGATTATGTGATAGAGGATGTTCATGGTAGTGATATTATATCGATTATGGTTATATCTGTTAGGGGTATCTGTAGTATATCTCTTAGCTTTAGCCTTATGTAGGTACTATGTTTATGCCCTGGGTTTATTTCTTGTTTGGGGTAGCGGAGGTAGGTATTAAGTTCCTCGGTTCTGTACACTACGTTCATTTCTTCGCAGAAGCCTTCGGTAGTACCAGGTAGTGGGCCTGGTACTTCGAAAGATACTAAGAATTTACCTGATGTTAGCATGGTTCTAGTTCGTTAGTTAGGATTCTTATATCGGTTAATTGATTCATGTATTCCTCTTCTGAGGATATGTCAAGGCATTTGCATGCTATGTAGTGACCGTACATGGATATACCTGATTCATAGCCCTGGTCTTCATTTAGGAAGTTGGCTAAAGGTATCTTGTCTACTGAGCATATCCTCTTCAGATGGCCTGGTAGGGTTTCTGAATCTTCATAGAATACAAAGTCATAAGTCTCTGTATTATCGGTCATCGTAGCAAATATGTCTATGAGCCAGTTAAAGTCTTCTAGAGGTACATTGGCTAGCCATTCCCATCCGATTGGATAATCGTTTACTGTTATGATTGGTTCCATATTAGATTTGTTTTTATAGCAGTGGTTGTACTAATAAGATTTATCTCTTGGGATTCGAGATGAACATAATCGAAGTATTCTTGGATTTGTTCAATAGTTTCGAACTTTACACCTGGAGCATATACCTGATTTACGTCATTTATGATTTCCTTTTTAGCCTTCTCTATGTCTTCAAAGAATGAATGATAGCATATACTTATCTCAGGTACAGATAAATCTGTAGTATCCTCAATGATTACTAGAGTTGTTATTGTTAGTTTCATGATGTTAATTGAGTTGAGGGTTAAACATTTGTTTTGGTTGGCCTAATAGGCAGCAATGAGAATAACCTGCTTCATCGAGGATTCCCAGTATAAGATATCGATTGGTATCTCGGGGAATTTCGAAATAGAAAGCTGGTTTCATGTCGCCATCTATGAATGTAAAAACTATCTGAGTGTTTTCTAGTAACCCATTTAGTTGTACATGAGAAAGGTAGTTATAGATAGCTTCCCTTTGATTTCTTGGGTTTTTATCCCATGAGATGAGCATATCGTCATACCAATTTGGATTATCGCATAGCTTTTTAAGTTGTTGTTGAATATACGGTGTCATGATTTGAAGTAATAATATAAGTCCTCGATTAGTTTATCCTGTTCTTCCCATATAGTATCTGATACTACGTATTCTGATACGAAATAGTTATAGAAAGGCCCAAATAGTATTTTTAATACTATGTCCTTGAGTTCGATATTGAGTTGTTCCTCTTCTTCGGTAGAACTGGATTTGATTGCCTGAAGTTCTGCCTTATAGGATGCCGTTACGGCATCCTTTAGGGTTTGAATATATTCTGGGTTAGTTTCCTTGAGAATACTTAATTGTGATTTGAGTTCTTTACTTATCATGGGGCTTAGCGATTATGGATATGAATCCCTGTGGATATTGAGTATAGAATAATTGGTAGTTCCCTGTGGGCAAGAAGACTTGCATTATATTTGCAAGTAAGGGGTAGATTTTCCATTGGTTTTCCTCTAGAAACTTGTCCCAGGCTTCTGATTCTTCGGGATAATTTCCAGAAAGTTGAATGTGATATTCCTTTTGTTCCGGAATAAATAAATTGGTTACTACTTGGATTTCGTCCGATTCCTTTTTGTATTGAGTAATAGGATACCAGATGCCTTCGGTTTTCCATTTATTGAGCTGGAACAAGGACATGCCCTGTTCCAGTACGTTTAAGAGTTTATATAAGTTTACCATAGTGATTATTTATTAAGTTGTCTAATGAGTTCTGATGCAGCCAGGGAATCAAAGAGTTGGGTTTCTCTTTTGTCGGATTCCCATTTTTCGAGAGCGTTATATGTAGCAGTGTATTGAGATATCATGTCCTCATCCTGTTCTTCGTCTTGGATAAATTCCCGGAGATGTTTTTTAAGCCCGGTAATTATGTAATCCTGATGTTCTGGGGTTAATTGAGGAATACCAAATATGATAGCTTCTACCTGTGATGGAGAATAATCGTAGTATTGGTCGTCAGCTCCCTTTATTAGATCCATGTGGGAGATAATGTTTTCCTTTAAGTTTTCGAATAGATCTTCTTCTGAGGAGTATACCATTATGTAACCAGAGATATAGGAAGCAAGGGGTTCATCCTCTAAGTCGATTGAGTAAACCCGGATATTGGTAGCCCCCTTGTTAATGAGAAGACCATCGGAGTAATCATAAGTATAAATGGGGTGGGAAGCAAGCAGTTCCCGGATGGCCTCTAAATTTTTTAATTCTTTCATAATATGTCTATATTAAAATTATTTGAGAAATATTTCTCACTGCAAATATACAAAATTATTTCTAAACTTGTTTTTATAACTACTTTTATTTTTATAAATAGGGAGGTTCTGGGAGGTGTTTTAGATACCTCCCAGAGTGTTTTGTTAATATTGCCCTGTCATGGTAATGATAATGAAAAGGGATTCATCATTGAAATGTACTTGGATAGTATCTCCATAGGAGTTTGACATGTAATGAGAATTAGGGTTAAGTTCTTTTAATGGGTGATGTTCATCCCAATGAGAATTAATGAATTCTATCACGTATTGTTCAAAAGCATCGGATTCTCTGCAGTAGGTTTCTGCCTTTTCGTCATCGTCTATAGGATAATCCCGGAATTGGAGGTTGAGAGTTCCCATGTATGATTCATCCGGATTTGATATTTCGTTAACTGATTGAGCAGTGTAACCAAAAGCATCAAGAGTTCCATCAAAGTAACTCATAATGTGATTTGAGATTTCGTTAATAGTTGTCATAAGAAATAAGTTTTGTGACCCTGTTCGAGGTCGGTTAATAATTATATTTATTTTTCTCTTATGCAAATATAGAAATAATATTTTAAATATGCAATAATTAAGGGAGCCCAGATGTTGGTGTTTCTGAACTCCCTGGAGATATATTAACTGGTTAGGGATTAGTATTACTAATCGGCCAATAACGGTTCATTATTTGGCTTATTTAGTTTCTCCTTTGAACGTCTTGTAGCCCAGTTCTCATATGGTGTATATTCAAATGTACGCATAGTTTCATTATATGAGGCATATACCATTTGTTTACGGGTTATTCTTTTCTTGTAAGTTTTCTTAAGATTATCAAACCAATCTAGATACTCCTGTAAAGTATTAAAGATTTCTTTACGCCCGTCTAAATCAGGATTATAACGGGAAGGTCTTACCTTCCAGATAACTTCGATATAACATTGATGCAAAGTTACGTCTATGGTATATTTGCACCAGGTACCACCAAAGATGGTACCTGTAGTGAATTCTAGTTGACGAGCAACTAAAGGTCTTGGGTTATAAGTTGTCATGCTATTGAGAAATTTAGTTGGAAAATCCATTGGTTTCTATCGAGTTGATTGAATGATATGAACATACCGTCATTGTCGGTAAAATCATTCATGAACCGAATTGCAGCATCCGCTAATTGTCCCTTATAGGGATTGGTATCTGCAGTTATCACTGATTCGAATGTAAATGTATAATAGGTAGTCTCATATATTTGGATTTGGTTGATATCCAAGCAATTGAGTTTGTAATCCTCTTCCAGTTGAATGAGGAGTCCCATTAGAAGATTTAAGAGATGACCCTTTTCATCTGAGTCAAGTTCAAATGTAGATTTCTTGTCTAAGAAATTGCGAACTACCTTAGTTAGTTGTTCGTCTTGATTGTAAGTTACTGAGTTGGTTTTCATATTTTTGTCTATTTTAAAATTGATATGCAAATATAATCATTTTTATTTTAATACTAAAATATATCCCTTTTATTTTTAAGGAGGCTGAGGATGTGTATACGCTAAGAAAGGCAGTCTAATCCACTGCCTTTCAATTATTAAGGTAATTGGGGAGTTAGCAAGTATAGAGCCTCTCTTATGATTGAACTCTCCATAGGTTCTAAAGAGGGTTCCTTATACATTAGCCCACCTTTCTTCTTCTCGTTTTCAAATACTTCATGTATGGCTTGCTTTAGTTTAGTAGCTAATATCTCTGATAACTCCTGAGATTTAAGAGAGGTAAGTAACCCATTCCGTATTTCCCTAATATCCTGGTCATTTTCAGTGATGGGTTTTGCTTCTACCAATTCTTGTATACCTGAGGAATACTTATTAAACTCTTCATACCCTAAATGTTGTAGGTCATTAATGAAGATACTAAATTCATCATAGGTAAGTCTAGTATCAAAACCTACTCCATGATATAGTTGTACTAAAGGGACAAAGATTCTCCTCAGTGTATTGAAATCTTTTAGATGGTCCAATTTTATTCCTGATTCGAGAGGTATTTTATATACCTTTTCACCCTTCAGTACTACTAACAGAACCATTAGTCTTGGTGGTAATCTTTTCTCGTTCATAAGCAAGTTTTTGTATTATGAGTTGTACATAGGTATTTCTCTCTTTATAGATAAACATTACCGATAGAAGTATCTCATGTTTCGGTAATATCATCTGTATGAAATTGCCTGGAGCAATTACAGTAGCTACTACTGGAGAATCCTCCTGAGAGAAATTCTCTAATATCATTTCTGCCCTCTTAATGGGTTCTGGTTTTGTTGGGTCCAAAGTTAGGACTGGAGCAGTTATACATTCCTTGATGCCCTGTGTTAAGGCATTATATAACCATTCATCTTTTATATCCTCTACTTGGAGGTTTTTCATTGTAATCATATCCTAAACCTATTTAGAGTCCATACACCCAGGATATTAGAGAATACCCATAATTCCCAGTTTTTGTAAAAGTTATAGGGTTTACTGAATTGAGATGTTTGAAATATTATCTGATTTGGTGTTCTAGATAACATTTCTGCATGACAAGTTAATACTCCAGAAGATAATTGAGCTTTAAAAGCTTTAATAATATCTTCATCACTTTTAGTCTCTAATGAGGTAAGCAATTTAATAAATTCTACCTCTACACCTTGAGACATGTTTACATTTCTGAAGGCAAACTTTTCTTTATTTTCCATATTCGTCATTTTTAGATAAGAACTCTTGAGCTAGTTCATCTTGAGTTCTTTCGATTATGTTCTTTACTATTGTTTTATTTTCTACTCTAGCCCACATATATAGCATGCCCAATTGAGCATCCATATAGCAATCTATAAGAGATGGGTCCTTTCTAAATACATCCCATTGTTTTACGAAATTTGTTCGAACCAAATCCCTATAACCCTGGTCTGATATGCCATCTTGGTCTATATAAGCAGATACCCTTTTCTTGACTTCTAAAAGGATTTTCTCTAAGCTTTCGGGTAATCTGAAATTTTCTGGTAAGTTATGATATACCAAAGCATTAGGTATCAATTCCTCAAAGGTAAACTGATTATCAAATAGATTTTTAGGATATCTACCTGAAAATATCAATGGTAGCTTATACCTTAGCAACGATGGTACTACGTCGTATATAGCATAATGTCTTCTATATTCTCGGTACAAGTCAAAATATAGATTCTCATCGAATATACCCGATTTCCTCATTATTGCCTGTAAAGTATTATAAGCAGCATTGATATGAGTATTACTCAATTTGAATACTAAGTTGCCATTTTTAATAGCAATGAGTTCACTACAGCATCTCTTTCGTCTAAATAAGTTCATGTGATTAAAATGTAAAGTCAATGTATATGTCTCGATTTCCCTTTAAGAATGTCTCATGATTTGAGTCTTCATATTTATGACAGGCATAAGTTTGAGTAGCTCTATCGAAATGGTCTCTTACCCATACTGGTGCAGTATCGGTGGGTTTTAATTTAAAGTAAGTACCTTGATTAATCTTATTAACCTTAGTTTTCTTGTAACAATTGGTCTGTACTTCCATATTTTTGTCTATTTTAAAATTGATATGCAAATATAATTCTTTCTTTTTAAATATGCAATAATCCCATATAACTACGGTAGCTTATTATTCCGGAGAAATTGAGATGCAAAAGAGCTATTGTCTTCCTCTTCTGGTAATTCTTCTTCGTAAGTATAGAGTTCTGGGTCTTCTTCATCTGGATCTATATTCATTTCTATCTCTCTTCTCAATTCATGATGTTCTTTTGAGAATGAAGACATTGCTCCCTTATAATCATCCGTAATTTGCATTAACTCTGCTTTGTTTAAATTAAGACCCTCTTTACTAGTATCTACTCCTTCTTGTTTAGTAGCAACTACTTCTGGTAAACTACTTAAGTCATACCTTGCCTCTAATAATTTAGCCTCTTCGGTTTTATCCATTACCTTTTGAGATTCTAATACGATTTGACGGGCCTCTTCAACTGTGATAGCATTTTGCTGAGTCACGTTGTTCTGTTGATTAAATTGAGCAAATATATTAGTAGTGCTCCCTCCAGTAAGATTACGTACAATTGATTGAAGTGAAGTAGAAGATTCAAGTTTTAACTTAAGGGCTTTCCCTAATTCAGAAGATATGAAAGGTACATATTTCCCTCCCTGAGATTCTCTTAGGATATTAACCTGATGGGCTATTTCCATACGGTCTTCTAATGCCCATGCTAGTTGTTCTCCCATTAACGCTTGAAGTAAATCTTCTGCTTTTTCTTTATCCCATATTCTAGAGCTTAATAGCCTATCTCTCATAAATACCCGTATGTAGTTAATATCTATACCCATACGGTATGAGAATGTATTGATATCATAAGTGATACCACATAATACTCCATTACCCATCAGCCATTGATTAATAATGTAGTTGTGTATCTTTATCAGAAGTTCATCATTTGGGTTCTTCTGATATTCTAATGCCATTGCAGTAGTCCCCATAGGTCTTGGGAATCTTACCATTTTATTTTCCTTTTCTGACATACAAATGAGATTTTCTGATATCGGAACTTTCATCATAACCCATATACTCTAAATCGAACCTTACATACAGATTCAAAGATAGGTTATAGAAATATCCCTTATATTTTTTCTTACTTACTGATAAATTAAAAGGTTCACCAGAGATTAGGTCCCTGGTGAATACTAAATTACCTTTCCCAGTGATGGGAATATTAAGGCAAAGTTTATAATCTCCTACCTTAAATTTATTCCCATGCAGGTCTGTGATTTCCCTTGCCATAGTTTGCCTTTTTATGGTTCGTAGGTTTTTTGTCTTGTTTACTACGGTTATTGGTTATCCCCTTTTGCTCTTCGATTAATTTCTGAACCTTTGGGAATAACCTTTGCCTTAAAGGAACTACCTGAGTAGCGAAAAAGGCATTCCATAATTTCTGAGTTAATGGTTCTCCTATTTTAAGTTCTGAGATTGCCCAGAATTTAGTTTCGAAATTCTTAACTATTTCCCTAAATCGGTAGTAGTATATATTGCCAGTCTTTTTATCTATCCCAATTGTAGTGGTTTGGCAATAATCTAGAAATTCTTTACCTAATTCGGATATAAACTCTTCCCTTTTAAAATCATAATTCTCTTGGTCGAGCTTAAATAATTTTACATAATCGATTGCTTCCATATAGATTTAGTTTGTGATTATTAAACGAGGTATACTTTCATCTGTAATCTGAAATAAGTACCCTCTTACATCATCCTCATAATAAGAGGACCAATATGTTCTTCTAACTCGGAAATTATCAAGGATTGCCCCTTTGGGTACTCCGGTAACAAATAAGCAATGCTTAGGCATCATTGGAGTAATCTCAAATTTTCCATCCTTGAAATTACCATAGGTACCATAGTCGGGCATATTACCAGTAAACCCCGTATTCTGTAATATGTCTTGAACCAGAGTAGTTTGGGGTATTTCCTTTTGGTTACATTCTATGGTTAACTTCGATTTGCCTATATATAGGTCTTTAACTATTTCTCTAAACATTTGTATACGATTATATGGGTAATACCATTTTTCTTGAAGTAAAGGTTATTCTGTGAACGTTCCTCTAACTTCTTTAATTCTCTTCGAGATTCAGTACAAATTCTATCAGATTTCCTTAATATATCTGATACATTATCCCAGATGGGTGCCATTGGTTCTACTGGCCCTGCATAGATAACCTTATGTTTAGTTTCTATTTGGGGATATTTAGATTTATACTGATATTTGCCTTTGCAGTAAAGTACGTTATACTTTTCTGGTTCGTTTCTTTTTTCGTTTTCCATTTTTGTTAGGATTAATGTAATCGGATATTTCATCAAGTTGCCCTAAAAGCAATGCCTGAATGAAAAGGTTTATAGGCCTGAAAAAGAAATTCCTTACGTTATCGGTATTTATATACCAATCGTAAACGATAAAGAACTTCTTAATCTTGGAGTGCTTAAGTGAATGTTGGATTAGATAGGACTTACAACATCGTTTATGTAATTCTACCAATTCTTTGTCCTGCTTAAGCATCTCTTTATCAGAGAAGATAGTATAATCCATTTTGTATGAATTAAGATGCCCAGGTAATTATCCCGGGCACCTGGTTAATAAAGGTTTATGCAACTTGTTCTGGTTTGAGGACTTTCTTTCTAAAGTCCTCGTATGCTTTAGCAGCAGCCTTGAATTCCTTGGAGTTCTGGTCCTTGATACGAGCCATTGCAAGTTCCAATCGATGGAGTTCGTTTCGAGTTTGTTGTCTCCATTTCTTCCGAGCAAGAGTATCAACTACATCGGCAGGGTATACGTATTTAACTTCCCGATTAGAAATTACCTGTTCTATGATGGATGGTTTTTGTTGTTCCTTAACTTCCTTGACAACCTGTTCCTTTTTGGAAGTTTGGGTTTTGGGAGAGAGTTCTACCAATTTGGCATTGGCAAAATTAGTGGCAGCTTCTTGAGCATCTTGTACCAATTCCTTTTTAGTCTTTTTGGCCTTAGGAGCAGAAGCCTTAGCAGTCTTAGAATTTTTAATTCCTTCAAGTTGTTCGGCAACCTTGTTGCTGATAAGGTTAGTAACCTTGTTTTCATTCTTTTTCATAATGTCTATATTAAAAATGTTAGTAAATTGATTTCTTTATGCAAATATAAGAATAATCTTTTTAATACAAAAATAAATCGAATAAATTTTTATATTTGCTAAGGTTAATCGGCTAGGAAGTCAAAGACCTCTGGAGGATAGTTTATTTCGTCCTCTGGGTCATTGATGTAATCTTCGTATTCCTCGTTATATCTATCATAAATGTTTTCGGTTTTAGTATTAGGTACCCGAGTACATTTTTCAGGATATTTCTTTACGAATTCGTAGGCTTCTTCGGTAGTCATTATCTTATCCGATGTAAATTCGTAGGTTACATAAGAATAGGATTCACCCAATCTAGAAACTTCATATTGCTGGTATCCAGATTTCTCAATCTTATATAATTGATTTTCTGGAATCGTCTCTATTTCTACCCTATATTTATACCATTGCTTAGATATCTTGGGTTTTATATCTGATGGCTTGGGCCTATTAAACTCAGAAGGAGCAATGCTCACTTCTTCTGTAGGGGCATTATATTTAGTCCCCAAGTAAAGTAGCATTGCTCCTATGGTAATTAAAAGACTTTTTGTAACCTTAGTTCCTGAGTTCATATCCGGTAGTTTTAAACTTATCCTTGATATTACTGTTCAAGTATTTACCTTTTGATTCTGATTGGTGTAAACCATTGCAGATTTCATAGGGTACCTTATCATAGCGATATACTCGGTTATTTTTAAAAGCAACCCAAAGTTGTTGTTTCTTTGAGTCGTAACCAAAGCCCTCAATGTTAGAGGATTCGCAAGGGATCATTTCGACTCCGGTGTTCATTTCTATTGATTCTAAGTATTCGTTCTTTTCCATGTCTATATTAAAATTTTAAAAGTGTTAGTTCTGGGTGGAATTTGAGATTTGCCCTTTGGAAGATTGCCCAGGTACCAAGTACTCCCTGAGAATTAGTATGTACCCATTCATCTTCCATTCTGAATAATATGTGAGAGCATACCAGCATTTGGTATTCACTTAGCATATTTATCAGTTGAGGAGTATTCTCAATTTCTACGTATAATTCAATGTGCTCATCTAGTGCTCGAATTATTTCATCATCCTCAATCTGAAGGAGTTTTTTGATTAAGTCTTGGGCAATATCATTCCCATTTTTAACGTCCTCTTTGATTGAGTTGAGTGATTCAATCTGAATACCAGCAATGAGCTTTACGATGTCTTTTGTTTCCTTGTCCATAATTAAATTTTCTTTATGCAAATATACTAAAATTATTTTATATAAAATACTCTTTTAATAAATACGGAGGTAAGTGTTAGCGGTTCTTGATTTCCTCTATCTTTTCCTTGATTGAGTCGGGGAAGATAGCATCATCTACCCATCGCATAAAGAATTTAGAAGGCTTCTTTTCTGGATTGAGAAGTAATTGTCTTTGCTCTGTAGAGAACTTAATACGTTCATCTTCCCTCATATACTTGGGAAGTTTAGTGAATTCTGCCTGAGAGAAGGAGATTACGTTTTTACCAACTTGGGCCCTTAATGGTTTCTTCCTTTCCTTATAGAGATATGGGATAATCTTTTTCGAGGGTCCCCCAAGAATGCTAAAACCAAAGATTACCATTGGGTCAAATTTATCTGATTTTGGGTCCTTAGCTCGTTTGATACATCTTGCCATCCAAGAGAATGAATTTGGATATTGCTTATTGTCGGTTGCTTCTCCCACATCCTTTTTATTGAACTCAAATCCAGGAAAGTGAAATAGAAAGTCCTCAGTAAGGATAAATACAAATCCCAATCCCCTAAGATATTTAATGATATCTTGTTGGCTTTTACCCTCTTCAATCATTTTCTCTACATCTGCAAGAATGTCCTCCCTTGGTGATTCCAATTCCTTAGTTGTAGACCCTGCAGGTCTTCCTCTGCCAACATTAGGTGCCTTAGCAGGCAATGTACCAGATAACCTATCTAAGTATTCTTTGAAGTTATCAATATCTTGTTTATTAGTAAGAGTTACTTCTACTCTTATGGGACCGTTATGCTGTACCTTTGGACCTGAATTCATCTCGGTATAGGCATCTACCAACCTATCGGATAATGGGGTACCATTCTCTGATAGTGTAGTGATTCTAAGTTTTGGTTTATATACTTCTTGTTCCATTTTCGACTTAATTAGAAAATAAAAGGCCTGAACAATTTTTATATTGCCAGGCCTTCTACCATTATTAACGAATACTCAAAAATATGATAAGTAAAAGTAAAAAGTGCTCTTATTAATCTTCTTCTTTAGCGGCCTTCTTTTTTTTCTTGTCTTTGGCCTTCTTATCTTTCTTATCGGAAGCCGGTTTTTCTTTTACCTTTTCTTCCTTCTTTTTCTTAGTTTCCTTTTCCTCCTTGGGAGCCTTACCTGAAGCAAGTTTTCTTTGCTCCATACGATATTTTTTCTTCTCAGCCGAAGTCATTTCTCTGCCATCGATGAGAGGATAATCGTATTTGGTAGCTGTTCTACCGCCATTTCCTTTCTTTTCCTTTTTCTCTTTGGCAGCCTTCTTCTCAGCTTTTTCCTTCTTCTCTTTTTCCTGGAGTTTTACCAATTTCTTGTTGTTCTCTTGGTCAGCTTCAGGGTAGGCAGCAGCAACTTTGTCTCTTTCCTTATTGAGCTTGTTTACAAGTTCGGTAACCTTTTTACCATGTTTCTTGTCTTTGGTCCAATCCTTAGTAGGGTCCAACTTGTTCTCTTTAAGGTAAGCATCCAAAGCTTTCTTAGCCTTTGTGAGTTCCGGAGTCTTGGATTCCGGTTTACTCTTCTTTTCTGTTTTCTTAGCCATTTTCATTTATATTAGGTGAATAATTGAATTTCCTATTTACATAATACCATAGTTATACCTTCCTAATTTTAGTTGGGATTTCTTTAATTTCTAGGATTTCTAAACTGCATTGTTTTAAAACGGCCTCGAGTTGAAGTATATCTTCTACCTCTTTCTGAGATAAGTCAGTAAAAGTTTGTTCAAAAGTTTCTTTTTGTTCTCCTCTTATAAAATTAAATTGGGCAACGATATAAGTCCCATGAAGTTTTTTATTCAGGGCTCCTTTAAGAGATATGAGTTTTCTTTTCAGATAATTACTCTTCAACCTATGTGATTGGTATTCGCCTTTCTTACCCTTACTAAGAGCTACCTTTTTAAGGTACGAAACATAATCTAATTCTCTGAGAGTTTGATTAATGTTTCCCACTAATAATCTTAAGTCTTTTTCCATTTGGGTCTTTGCATTACTTGGTTAGATACTTCCTGAGTTTCTTCTGATAGCATTTCTCTTGCCTCATTTATTATATTGATGGCAAGTTCCCTTTCATCTGGTCCCAGGTTTAATTCTTTATCTTCTAGTACATCAGTATAAGTATTTATTAGATTATCCAATGCAAGTATTCGAATATTCTTTCGAATTGCTAATTTCTCTTCTTCCATGGGTATAAAAAATTAAAGCCCACTACCTTCGCAGGCAATGAGCTTTTGGCTGAACAACGTCCTAAGTGTAGATGTTATTCATATGAACTTAAACTCTAAATTTATATAGCAGACATATGGGATAGTAGTTAGTAAGTTAGAGTTTAATCTTCTGATTCTTCCTCTTCTTCTTCCTTAGCCTTTTTGTTTTTCGGAGAACAAATAACGCCATGTCCTTTCTTAGACTTAACGGTAAGAGTTCCCGGAACGAATGAAACTGAAGTTGATACCGGTTTGCCATCCGTAACCAATACAGAAGTAACCACTACACCCTGATGGCCTTCCTTGTTCTTAACGGCATAACCAAAGTTCATTACCTTGGATTTGTCGTTAATGGCAATAACGTCGATTTGCTTGCTGTTAGGACGTTGTTCAGCCGGCCGATTCTTGAGTGCCTCTTGACGAGCTTTACGTTTAGCTTCTTTTTCGGGGTCTTTTTCCTTATCCCCTTTCTTCTTGGAGTCTGATTTCTTTGTTGCCATAATTTTTAATGTTTTATAAGTTAATGGTTATTATAAGTAAACTTCTACGTTTATTAATAGTTGATAGTAAAGGTAGGGAAATTTCCCTACCTTCTTTTAAATCTTGAATACAGTTACCAGATTACTTTTTCCCTTTCTTGCCTTTACCTTTGGTTTCTTTCTTTGCTGGCAATTTGAGACCGAGTTCTTTGGCAATTGCTTTACGGAGTTTTTCGACGTCGTCTTCATCGTAATCGTCTGGGTCAGTTTCAAGGTCTTTGTCGTCGCAGACATCCTCAAGTTCTTCGAAGTCCATTTCGGCAAGTTCTTCACCGGTCAGTTCTTCTTCCTCTTCGGAATCATCATCATCATCGTCTGATTCTTCCTCTTCCTCTTCTTCTTCCTCGTCATCGGATTCAGAACCAAAAAGGTCTTCGGCTTCTTCGGCAGAAAGCATGATAGGAGCAGGGATAATCTTTACTGAGCCGTCTTCGTACTTAATGATGATTGCACCATTGATTTCTGTTCTGGAAACTTCTTTCAGTTCCACTTCTTTTTTCTTCTTAGCCATTTTCGTAATGTTTAAGTTGGTTAATAATTTATTTATATCACTCTGTTATAAGTTTCTTTACCAGTATGGATTTCTGAGTATACCCAGATTTTACTAATTCCTCCTGAGCAATATTGAATTGTTTTATCTCATCTAGAGTTGTCTTTAATTCTACTTGAGATTCAATTGTTATTGCCTGAGAGGCAAGTTCCTTGTCACCTTGATAAGTGACTATCTTAAACTTCTTACCTGCAAATGGGTTTGCTGGTTGATGTGCTGTGATTTTAAAACCTTCGTTATTATTCATTGCTATATTTAATTTTAGTTATCCCAGGAATACCCACCTTCCCAAATACTTCGGTATAGGATTTGTATTTCCCTTTTATCATTGTTTTATAGTTATCGGATAATCGAATTGGGTAGACCCATATTTGATTTTCTATCATCCTATTTGTCATTATATAAGCATAAGACCTTCTAAGTTTAATACTCTCTAATGAAACAAACCCTTGAAATAATAGAGACTTCTTAATAAACCTTTCTTTAGGCAAATACCCTAAAAATTTAAGTGATGCCTCATCGAATATTTCAAGCATATCCCTTTGTGCTTTGATAAATAGTACCTTTTGTATTGGGATGTTCATCTTCTTTCTTAAATATAAAGCCAATGAACTTACCAATGGAGGATACTGCAGGAATAACAGATTGAATTTATGTTTCTCCTCTTGACTCAGCCTGTTGTAAATCCTGTAGGATAGCAAGATTGATTTGTAATCTCTTTTGCCTTGTATACTTGGGAGATATGCCTTGCCGTTGTCCATAGAGTTTGATTGAGTACCTTTCATTGAATTCCTTTTTTCCTTTAGACTTAAAGACTCGGTGCATTTGTACCATAAATCTTCTTCGTCGGTGTTTATCCATGTGATATTCATCGGGCATTATGAACTTCCTTGCTTTTACGAATTTACCCTTAAACCAGAATTTAGTACTACCCTTTTTAAGAAGTTTACCATTCATATCGGATAATTCTCTAATGCCTTGTTTTATAAGTTTCCTCCCAGATATTATATGGATATACTGAAGAACATCTACACCATAAAGATAAACTAAGGTAACCTTTACTTGGTGTCTAGTAAAGTAAGGTATACCAGTTAGATGTTTCCTATATAATTTCTTTTCAGTAACAATCTTATTGGTGGTATCTGGTCTCCAAGTCCATATATAATACCTATCTGGTCGTATGGGTCCGTTGTTACTTTCCTTTAGTTTTACCATTTATATTCCTCTTTGCCATTCTATACCAAAGATTGATAGATTTCTCATTTGCTTCGGGGAATTTCTTTTTCATTCTCCGAATAACTCTATCAAGTTCAAAACCTTTTGCAGTTAATTCAAATACATAAGATTTCTTTGTACCCTTGATAAGATTAAATTCATCCCTCTCTCTTGGTGGTTTCTTTTCTCGAGGTTTCTTTATCCCAGGAACTCGTTTGGTTCTTCTTTGCCCATTTTCCCCTTCTTCTCCGAGAAACCCAAGCCTTAATCTGGAATTTCTTAATGGGTCATCTTTCGAATACCCAATATTTTCTAATTGCTTATCCATCCAATCGTCATATTTATCGATTAACGATTTATCGGGCTTTTCTTCTGATACATTGATATAATGTAATAAATCAAATACCCCAGCAGAACAAGCATCAGGGAAAGGCATCCCTAATATGATAGCCTTTCTCTTTAAATCCTTATAAGTCATGTTTCTCCCAGAAGCACCAAGGAAATTCGATTTCTCTTTGGAGGGAGCTTTCAGGTCTTTTCTACTCTTTTTTGCCATATATTTAATATTTTAAAGTATTCATTAATTCACTTGCAAATATAAATATAATATTTGAATTATATACTATATTTCTATTTCTTTTTATAAAAATCCGAGGTTTTTGCCCGTTCTACGGCAGTAGATTTAGGTTTCTTCGGTTTTCTGTGTGTATGGATATTATATGCCATGTCTAATTTCTTTATATTGAATTCTATGTTGTTCACTTGATTATAGTTTACTGATCTTTCCACACAGCAACGGTACTCTGGCCAGAATTTTTGTCCAAGCTTAACAGATTCGGTTTTAATCATGAACTTAGATACCATAAAACCAAAAGTATCAGCATCATCTTTAGTTTTGAATACATACATGTAAAATCTACTAAATTCATCTACTACTTCATCCAAAGGTCTTACTGGTAACAATAGATAACCATCGGTATATAGGTCCTCAGATATTAAAGCTACCCAATACTTTTTCTTTCCTGGTTTTACTTTATACCTAAACCTTTCCTTGAGTTTAGTGTGCATCCAATCCGGTACCCTATTAAGTAGATATTTGATGTATATCTTATCTTTTTTATTCGACCGTCTTTTAAATGCAGAAGGCTGTTGTAGCATCCTTGGAAGTATTCTAAAGTTATTCCACCTATCAAATTCAAGAATTAATCTTAGAGTATCTATGTCCCATTCATCCTCAGACTCCTTTAACCTCTTCATGTTTCTCTCTATATTTTTAGAGTTTACCTTTGGGAGTAATTGAGCTGAGTCTCCTGTGAATAAGCTTGCTTCTTTTCTTTTTAATCGTTTCTCTAAACATCCCTCCATATAATCTTGGAAATTCCTCTCACAGGGGCAATCTGGTCGAAAAATAGAAGTGTGTTTCTCAAAAAAATCCGAGAATAGCCTAAAGAATTTCTCTGACCGTTCCCGGATTTCAAGATACTTGTAATGAGATAACTTTAAAATTTCACCAGCTTCCCATGAAGATTTACTTTCTGATAGTTGAAGGAATAATGATTGTTGTTCTTTATCAATTAAACAACTCCAGGCTTTTTGTTGAGCTTCGTTCATAACATTAAATTCTTCTATATCTCATTATACTATCAATTGCTTCATTGGTTATCTGATTGGGGTCATATTCACCAGAATTAGCATAAAGCTTATCTGGGTCATAGTTTAAATATACACTATATATAACGTTGTCAAAAGGTAACCATACTTCCATTCTTCCCATTTCAGGGTATATAAGAACTTTTACTCTTTTACAAAGATGGTCAACCTCTAATACTGTAGCATCTACTCCCTCATAAGGATAACCCCGTAATACTAAGTAATCTCCAGGCTTTACATTGACTAAATCATCCACTGAAAACTTCTTATTCTCTCTAGCAATACGTTTAAATCGCCTTACTTCTTTTCTACTACAAGTAGCCACTAAAGAAAAATCATCAAAGTCTTCGGCATTGTCAATCCTTACCTTTTTCTTTCTTGGGTGCATTGTCTCGGTATTACGTAACCAAGTTCTGATACCAGATATATTTCTACGTAACTTATTAAGAAAGGGCCTTGAGAATGCTAATTTAGTGGGCATTCTCATAAAACCATAATTGAATAATACTGGTACTTCTTCGAATACCATCTTACCTTTTGTGGTTTTTCTTAATACGTTTACCATAGGAATAATTGCCTTGATTTGGTCATACCCCTTTTCTTTGAGTTCTTTATTGATTTTATCACAGTACTTCCTTTCAAGGTAAAATATACAATATGAGTATGGGGTATGCTTCTTCATAGGTTACCGGTTTTTAAGAATTAACTTAGCTTGTTTATGTACTAACTTATAGTTTACATTCTTCAGTATATCACTAGCCATGAATACATAAAGAATCTCATCTATCTTTGGTACATCGATTACCATAATATTGGCTTTATCGAATAGGGGTTTATATAATACGGAAGATAGACCCTTTCCAACTACAAAGAAAAATTCTTCTGAGGGCATTGAATTATATCTCATACAGAGTATGGGAACTTTATTTGCTCTTTTTGCATCCTTAGAAGCTTGTTCCCAGAATTTCAATATATCGCATCCCTTATTACCTAAGAGTAGATGTTCAAACTTAATCTCTTTATAATTCTTGCATTCGATAGATATCTTACATCTATGAGCATGCCTTTCATCAGTACAGGTTAAATCGGAAGTGGAGTCCTTGTTTGAATGCCAAGCTCCACTCCCTGCTCTATTCCTTTCAAATTTGTACCCGGTCCATTTCGTAAAAAACCCGGCAATTTTTCTTTCGAATCTTGAACCCTTATTTTTGCTGTTCATAATATAATGGTGTATTGTATTTTATATACCATTATAGCCTCAACTCCCAAAGAATTTCTTAATTACAAGCTCTAGTTTCTCTGAGGGTATATCAAAAGAAACCTTCTGATAGTCTTTTCTCTTTACTAAAGTAATTCGAGACTTACTGATATTTCTGATTATACTTTTATTTCTAGTACTTCTCCCATCTCTTGACATTTGTTCCATATTCTCTTTATGAGTTCCCCAATATAAATTCTTATAATAATCATGGGTTGAATTATTATCTATATGGCAAACTTCAGGTTTATTCTCAGGATTGGGAATCCAAGCCATAGCTACTAATCTATACCTATATACTTTGACTCTAATATTCTTGGAATCGTATAGCCAACAATAATACCTATTGAACCTATGGTTCAAGTAACATTTTATAACTTTCCCATCTGATAATCTGATTATCTTACCTCTTTTAGAAACCCTATAATTTGGGTAATCAGTTAAATTACTCTTTTTCATAATTTAAAGTAATTGGTACCTACTCAGGCCTTGGGTCTTTTCCACTTGCAGAATTTTGGTATTACCAAGAGGAAGTGAATCTAAGTGGGTTATCAAGAATAGAGTTTTCTCTTTGAATATGTGACGTATTAGTGAGGTAACTACTTCTACATTATCTGAACTTAAAGATTCAAATACCTCATCGAGAAATGCTAAGTTAATACCCTTAGAAGCCGTAAGAGCTTCATTCATTGCAAATGCCATTGCAACATTACATAATTGTTTTTCTCCACCGCTAAGTTCATCATAATCAATTATTTGCCCATCCCTTTCAATAAGAGTAACAAATTCTTTTCTAGCAGTGCCCAAATCAATATTAAATTCAATCCTAAATCCCAATACCTCTGAATACTTATCAAGGCATTTATTTAAGAACTCAAGTGATGAATCAAATAGGTAAGCCTTAATCCCATTATTACCCAATGGATCATTAATTAACCAGTTATAATTCTCTAACTCTAACTCTTTATTGTGAAAGTCTTCATCAACCTTCCGTAAATTCTTCCTAATCTCCTTAAGTTTTTGTTTATACTTTGGAGACATGACCTTAAGCTTTTCTTGCTTGAGCTTAGCCAGGTCTTCGTCAATAGAAGCAATATCAGAAGCAATATCATCACAGTCTGATTTTAATTTCTTATACCTATCATTTACACTACTAAGTTCTTCCAACCTTTCTGATGCCTCCTGATACTCCTTATCATATTTATCAAGGTCAGAGAACGCTTTATATATTGATTTAGCATCACGTAACGCACGTTTGTAGTGACCGGCTTCTAACTGTATTACCAATTCTTTGATTACTTTCTTAAGGGGTACATTCGATAAATTCTTTGCATCTTTTATCTTACTCCTCAAATCAAGGATTAGTTCATTTTGTTTTTTAATCTTTATCTGAAGTGAAGCATCTACTTCATCCTTGATTTGTTTTTGTTTTTCAATTAGTAGCTTAGTTAGCTTTTCTCTATCTTGCTTTAACTCTCTTCTTTCTTCTTTGATTTTTTGCTTGAAGGATTTTTCTCTATCTCTCATATCGAAGTAAGCTTCCTTGTTAGCCTCTAATTCTTTCTTAAGCATTTGAGACTCATGCTCTACCTCATTTATTTGAGATATCAAGTTATTTTTATCTTGTAATGCAATGCCTTTAGCAAGGTTTAAGAACTCTAAGTCAAATACTTCTTCGAATATCTTTTTCTTATCAGAATTAGATTCTTGTATGAGTCTTTTTATACCCTGACCAAACATGATTGAGTTCATAAACAGAGTATATGATAAACCTATCTCTCGGTTTATAAAATCTTGTATCTTCCCCTTCCCTTTGATATCAACTATATCCCCATCTTTCATGAAGATAAGTCTGTCTTTACCTTTAGCACCATCCTCAAGTACTTCATCATACTTTTGACATCTAACTATCTTATATGTATGAGAATCTTTCTGAAAATATACTTGTACCTTAGTACCCTTGTAATCTTTAGGCCTTACTTGCTTCCAAGTATTTACCTCAGAAACACCCTTTAGGTTTTTCCCATATATTGCCCATACCAAGGCAGAGAGAATAGTTGATTTCCCTTTCCCATTTGGGGCCTTGATAAGTATGGTACAAGTTGGGTTTAATTGTAGATGTAAGGATTCTATTGAACAAAATCCTTCTGCCTCTAAGTTTAAGAACGTTAACATGACTCAGCCTTTTTAAGTGTTTCAATTAATAGATTAGTTTTAACCTCATCTTTAATACCTTTCTCTCTTAGGTATCTCTTTGCTAGAGACTTCTTAGAAAGTTGCTTAGTAATCTTATGTTTGTTATTAACTGGAGTACTAGCTTTTTGAGGGATTACCGTATAATAATTGCCATCATCATTAATATCCTCTTCCCTTTCTACATCGATGAACTTTGGGAAATTTTTCAAAGGTACAAACTTCAGAGACAAATCTTCATAGATTTTCCAATACCCCAATTCACATCCCCTATCGGTTCTCCTCTGATGGTTAGGGGCTCCAATCATATAAACCTTCTTTGATAGTCTTTGTGGTTTGTGTATATGCCCACATAATACTAAATTGAACTTATTGAGAACATTCACATTTAAGTTTTCTACGGAATCTATTTCCCTACCATCTGTATCTTTTGCACCAGGATAATCGGTGTGTAGTAAAAGAATATTCTTTTTACTTTTATCTAATTCTAACTTCTTTAAGTATTCACTTAGACCCACATTATTATCAATATAAGGAACCCCATATACCATAATATCTTTATGTGTAGAAGATAGTTGGGTTTTTTCATAATCTAATATCATGATACCATACTTCTCTACTTGATAAAGCCAGCTAAAGGGTTTAGTACCAACCTTACTTATTTTCTTAATATCATGATTTCCAGATATGGCATATATCCAAAATCCTTCGATTAGTTCATTATAACATATCTCTGCTAATTCTTGGTCCATTGTTTCGGCCTTATGAAATAAGTCTCCACAAAATAATGCAGGACAGTTAAACCTTCTACATAATTTCCGTATAATCGACAAAACCCTGAAACTATTCAGGGTCCTGTGATTGTTCTCATTAAACTTAGCCCATAGATTTATATGTAAATCTGAAAAGGCTATTGCTATTACTTCTTTCCCCATATACTATCTAAATGGTAATTGATTTGTTCCGTTCTCATACCTAAATCGAGCTCAGATATACAAATAGTGGGTATTTCCCAATTTGCAAGCAATTCCCCCATAAGAGATGATATCTGAACTTGGAAGAATCTGTTAAGTATTCTCTTACCATTATCTTCCATTGACCAATGCTTATAAGTATCTAGATTTAATGGTAAGAAGATTGCTACATCACATTGATCTTCCATTAAAGTCTTACATTGACAGAAAAAATGTTCCATTTCACATTCTGGTAAAGTTCTTGATTGCTTATACCAAAAATAAGCAGCCAAATCTGCATAACTCCTATCGGTTACGAAGTATTCTCTATCCTTGAATAACCTATTCCTTTTGTTCAGAAGTTGAAAATCTGCTTTATACATTGCCTCCGAACCGAGGGATAATATTTCATTATGTGATACCCCTTCAGTAGCAGGTAATAAATCTGACATACTACCAGAAATAAAAGGTAGATCTTCTCTCTTAGCTACATACTTAGCTAAAGTAGTTTTCCCTATACCAGAGGGACCCACAAACATAATTCTCTTACTCATGATGTAATGCTTTAAATGGTTTTATAAATTCATTTGTCAAAAATGATGCTAAAGAGTATTCGATACAAAGCTCTTTGAATTTCTCATACTTAAACTTCTTCTTTGACTTAATTGGTAACTTATCCAATGGATTATGTCTTACAAACCAGAAAAGGTCGATTAACTGTTCATTCCTTTTCCATATTTGAAGATATTCTTTGTTCTTACTCTGGGCAATAAACTTCTCAATTCTACCCTCATCAAGGATTTTCCTTGCTTTTACTGGGCCTATACCCGGGAACCCTGGTATATCATCGGAAGTATCTCCAACCATTGCAAGGTACTCTACCGTTTCATGAGAATGATAACCGAATAATTCTTTGCAGTTATCCATTCTTATCATCTCATCTTTTCTGGGATTATATATCCTCAGGTTATTTGATAGCAACTGGTTAAAGTCTTTATCCGATGATATAAGTATCATTTTCTCGGATTGGAATTTTTTAATTGCAAGGTATGCTAAGAAGTCATCTCCTTCATATACTGTAGATTTCTTTTTATCGAAGATATAATTAATTCTTAGCATACCCAGCATTTTCATTATAATTGCCTTTTGCTTTTGCAATGATTCGTAATCTACAGATATATTTTTTCTATGTCCCTTGTAATTTGGCAATAACTTCGTCCTTACTGGTGAATGACCATTATCGAATGAAATATAAACCTCATCCGGTTCGAACCTTGTAAGATACATATGTAGAGATTTGAAAAATCCGAATATTGCCCCACTCGGTTTGCCATCGGTAGATTTAAGTTTTTCGAACTTATGAAAAGACTGATGGAGAATATTCTCTCCATCAATCAGTAATATTGTTTTCTTGCTCATCGTCCAAAATCTAATTCATAAAGTGAAACTTCTTGAATCTTTTCCTCTCCAAGATATACATCTAAATAATTCTCTGGTTGGCTATAAGCATCTAGATACCTAACCCTAGATTCCATTCTCAAATTTTTCTTAAGGTACTCTTTAATTACTTTCTCTATACCTTCTACCTCTTTCTTATTCATCGTCTTCCTCCTCCTCTTCTGAATCTGAATAGTTTTCATATTCTACACCATCGACTGGGAATAGATTTGTTTCTATTTTCTCCAGTTGCTTTTTAGTAGTACCTATGGTATTTACTCCGGCTTTCCGTAAAAGTTTTCTACGAAGTTCATCGTCTTCTTCCAAAAGCTTTTGGAATTTCTCTTCCCCTCTTGCAAGAGTTTTACCTTTCAATTTATACCCACCAGTAGTTTTTTCGATTACATCGGTATCTACCAATACATCCTCTAAAGCATAGCATCTGTCAAACCCGACTTCGTGGAATTTAGGATTGAAATATACAGGGCATTTGCTGATTGTAGGTCGAGGAGGAGCAACTTTATTTTTAATAAGTCTGATAGTGACAAGTTTCCCAGCTTTCCTTTCTTTCCCATTTTGTTTAATGGTAACAGACCTTCCTGAATAGAAAGCAGCTCTGATTGAAGCGTAGAACTTAAGTGCTGCACCTCCTGTAGTTGTTGTGTTATCTTTTCCAAATCCGACATTCAAAGCAGTTCTTAATTGGTTAATATAAATCTGAGATACTCCCAGTTTGTAGAATAATTCACTTCTGATACGGAAGTATTTATAAAGAGCCTTTGCTCTACCTCCCATCTCTGCCTTACCATCAACCATCTTAGCATCTATATTATCAGTACAGTCAGTAGCTGCAATGGAATCGATTACTAAGAGTATCGGTTCATTGTGAGTTAATTGAGAACGTAAATAAATTGCTAAGTCTGCTACTACGTCTGCAATATATTCAATACGGGTATCATTAACAATAGTTACTCTTGCAGGGTCTACTCCATTGATTTCAGCCCATGAATTCATCCAGGATTGTTCAGCATCTACCCATATCACATGACCTCCAAGTTGTTGAGTAGCATAAGCAAAGTTATAAGCCACTAAAGATTTACCAGAGGATTCCTCTCCAGCAATCTCAACGATTTTACCATAAGGAATACCCTTACCGAATAAGTAGTTCAGAGCAAAGAAAGTAGATGGTATATATAAATCGGTATCAGTAACTTCTGAAGCTAATTTAATCATACTCCCATATTTCTTTGCCATCTCATTTGCTGTTGGTACTTTTAAACCAACCTTAGATTTCTTTGCCATAATGTAATGTCTTTAAACTAAAGAAGGTGATAACAGAACGAATCTAATTACCACCTTCGAATGAAACCATATTACTAACCCTTAAATATCCGATTTGTATTTTCTTTTCTTTTTCTTAGGTTCATCATCTTCCATGTAATGGTCTTTGTGAACTCCCTTTTTCTTTTTCTTCTTTGACTTATCGTCATCATCGTCATCCCCATGGTCTTCATTTAGATACTGTGAAAGTAAATCTTCCAACTCATCATAGGATTTGATTTGAGAACGAACTATTCCCTCAAGGTCAATTGTACCTTGATATTTCTTGTCCAACTTAGTTGGTTTGCAAGCACGAGCAGAATAAGTGGTGTCTAGTTTACCAGACCCTGAACGAATTACCTTGATATCATATCCAGTTTTTGGATCTGTCATATCACCTGCCTCATCTTCATCAAGGTAAAGGTCAATGATATCCTGGTATACTGAGCGAGGAACTAAAACTCCCTTATCTTTGCCTTCGTAATCTACCTTACTACCCTTTTCATCTGAGTAAATGATACCACCGATGACATATCTTCTTCTTGGCACCAAATTCTTGGCAAGTTCCTTGTCATCTTCATCCTTAGAGTTTTTCAATTCTTGATATTTCTCCATGAATGGGCAAGGTTCATCAAAAGTAGCCGGAGATATAACTCCTCCCAAATTGCCACCCAGGTAGAATTGAATAATTTCGATACCCAATTCTTGGTCATCACCCGGAGATTTAATTCTCATTCTCAGGGTTCCTTCTTTTGGATATACCAATCCACTTCCGTTTCCCTTAGATTCTAGCTGTTTCTTTCTAGCTAGCATCTTTTCTTTTGTAGAAAGTCCCTCTGATGAAACTTTCTTTTTCTTCTTGTCTTTTATCATAATGATTAGTTTTAATTATTCGGTTCTGAGTAAACTACTTCGTTCATACTCAATACGGTAAGAACGTTTTTCTCTAAAAGTTGTTTGAGAGCAGGAGATAGTTTGTCCGTTTCGAATTCAAGTTCTTTACCTGCATACAAACCATAGGTAACTATTCTACCTACAGCAACCAATTCTCGGTAGGTTTTGTATTCTTCAGTAATTTCTCCACTCTTTACTACAACCCCTTTACGAGGAACTCCCTCTTTTACTTGTTCAGGGATAATCAAACCGGATTTAGTTTGGTTTACCTCCTTGGGAGATAAAATAAGTACCCGGTTTTCTGTTGGGCATCCGGGTAATTCTTGATTAAATTTCTCAGCTACAAGAGGTGAGATAAATGTCATTGAATAATTCATATTCTAATACTGTTTTTAAAAGTTAGTAATTGTTTATAGTTCAATGGGTTAACCCTTTCTTAGATTCGCATTAATAGTTCTTAATATATTCTCCCGACTCTCATAAGCTTTACATATAGCTATGAACTTATTTGCTTTTTCTACAGCTTTTAAGTATCTCTCATAAATGGAAGAATACTTCTTGTTAAGATTTGCCTTATGAGAAACATATTCGTTATTCCACCTTTCATTGGCATCCTTATAATATACCCAAGCATTGGAATAGGCTTCATCCTTTTCCCTTGCTAGTAAATCTCTTTCCTTTATATATTTATCTCTCAAAGAAGCAAGTACATAATAACTAGAAGGAGATTCTCGTAGCTGAGAATTGATGATATTCTCATTGATAGATAATTCTTTTTGAATATCAATCTCAATAAGTTTACCTTCAAATTTAACCTTTAGTTTTTTCAGTTCCGTCTTCATAAACTTCTAATAGGTTTTTAAAGTCTTCTTTACTAAATTCCCCTTTGCTTATTGCTTTAGTTACTTGAGCAAAAGCCATTTGATAAGAGAGTTTCATACCGGGCAAATTAAGAAGAGATTTATAGATGCTTATCTTATCTACCAAAGCCATTAATCTTAAGTCGCATAAGTTATCAGTACCACCCCTATCGAGTAAGGCTAAAAATGCAGCCCAATAAATATGGGTGGCATCTTCATAAGCAAGTTTACCATCCTCATCCGTAGCCATTACTTTAAAAGCCAATCCCTCTAAAGTAGTAAGATTAGTTTGTACTTGAGATAACTGAGTCTTTAATCGGTTAAGTAACATTTTTTCTTGTCCACTCAACCTTAGATTAACCCCATCTAAATACTTAAGTAAATTTTCGATAGAATAACCTAAGCACCCTGCAACCATGTAAGTGAGGGCAGTTAACTTACTTGCATTATCAATCTCTTTCTGTGTTGCCATAATTCCATAAATTTATATTATTTATGTAGACATAGTATCTTCTCTTTTCGATTCTGTTATAATGGTTGATACAGATTCTGAATGCTTCAGATTAGTTTTACAATTGGGGCATTGTACTATCCTAAAATAATCTCCAGATTTATTATAAACCCCAAAAGTTTCACTGGTATCATATTCAAATTCGCAATCACATACTGGGCATTTAGCCCTCCATACCGTGGGCCCGTTTAAAATCTTCTTCATTTCCTTAGTTTTATGTTATTATACCGTAATATTTTATATAATACTCCAGTTGATATACCGAATTCTTCTAGTATATCTTTTCTTGGTATACCCTCTATATACCTAGAAATTAATAATTCTACATTTACCTTACGTTCTCGTTCTTTACCAACAAAATAGAATCTTTTATCTTCTATACACTGACCCATATTCATCTTAGCTGTACCCAAATATAAATTACCTACCCGATTATCCTCTGGATTGTTATTTTTATGACATACTTGAGGATAATTGTTTGGGTTAGGGATGTAAATAGAAGCAACTAACCTGTGTCTATAAAAGTTCTTCCGTTTACCATCATCTCCTACTAAAGAGTTAGATAAATAACCATTATCTTTCATAGCAGGTTTTACTAATTTCCAACTACCAGTAAATTTCGAATATAACTTCCCAGTACGGGATATGTAGTAATTACTAAATCCTGGTATATTACCCTTTTCTCGATTCTTCATATTCTCGTTGATATTTATGGATTTCCTTTTTATATAGTTCCATAAATACTTCTGGTGAAGCTGCACTAAAATTACCAATTTTACGAGTCTTAAACTTATGGTATTCCTCCATGTACTCTTCTACCGAAAAGTCTGGTTTTAACATTCTAGTATAATCATATCCGGGCATAAATGGTAATTCTTCTGCCATAGACCGGCCTATTGTAAAATCCATTGATAGAGTTACGTCATCTACTTGAAAACCGAAATACTTCTTAGTACTTGGGTTACGTAGGATATTCCAAATGGTATATACAGTCCATGTATTTATATCTTCTGGTTTAGAATACATATATACTGCATCATGTACCGTACAAGCTTCTTTCATCATTGGTAATTTACCTTGTCGCATTAACCAATAAACAAGAATAGCTCCGAAGTTGGTCATATTTGCTGCAGCACCTTGACATGGGAAATTAAGTCCCAAACGAATAGCATAAGCAACTTCTTGTTTGTCGTTTGAGTATATCTGGGGTAATCTTCTCTTAGTACCAAATAACTGGGTATAATACCCATGCTTACGAAGAAATTTCTCTTGCTTCTCTTTGAACTTAAGTATCTTTGGGTGTTTCTCAAAGAACTCCGCCATTTCTTTATGGGCTTCTTCTTTAGTAACTATAATACCAGCTTTTGGGTCGGATAATTTTACTGCAAGTAAAGCTTCTCCAATACCATAAATCAAACCGAATGCAATTTGCTTAGCTTGTTTTCTTCTAGTCTTCCATAATTTATGGTCAGGATGATTTTCATCTTCGTATATTTTAGAGGCTTCCTCAATTGATACTCCATATTTTGCTGCTGCTATACCCAAGTGAGGGTCAGCCCCCTTTGCAAAAGCATCAAGATATGTTTCATCACCCGATAGATGAGCCATCATTCTTAACTCTGCCTGTGAGTAGTCAAATGCCATATATAAATATCCCGGAGGAGCAACTAATTGTTTCTTGATATTGGGGTCTACCGATGTCTTTGGTATCTGCTGCATATTTGGGTCTGCAGAACTAAACCGATTAGAGTCTGTACCATGTATATTATACCTACCGTGTAATCTAGAATCATCTTGTACCTTTTCCCACCATCCATAAATATAGGTCTTATACATTTTCTCTAACCCTCGTAATTCAAGAAGCTTATCAAGGAATATTGCCTTTGGTGAATCTGGCTTTTTAATCGTTAACCTAAGGTTAGTAAGAGTTTCTTCATCAGTACTTGGTTTACCAGATTCATTATCCTTAATCACATCAAAATGAAAGCCATCTTCTGAATACATCAATGCAGGTAAATCAACTGGGCTACCCAAATTAATGGGCCTTATTAATTCTTGTTCCTTTTTAGTTGTGAATATACCTGCTTTGATATTTGAGATTTTCTGTTCCCTTGATGCAATCTTCCGTTTATCTTTTGGGTCATTATAATCTAACTCTTCAAGTTCGTCTTCAATAGACTGAATATATTTATCAATCTTTTCTTGGTTATACTTCTTTTCGAATTTCTTTACTCTTGGCAAAGCGTATATTGCGTCTCTAGCAGCATCTATTTTTGGTTTATATTCTTCCAAAAGCTTTTTATTGAACTCAGTATCTAGATATAAACCCTCCTTTTCTACCGATGTTAGTACTCGTGAATTACACATGAATAAATTACGGAATACCGAATACATACCTAAATCCACCAACTTCTTCTCAAAGAATATCATTAACCTAAGAGTATAATCTGTATCTTGACACCCATAATGGCAAAGTGGGTCTAATTCTTTTTTATCCCAAGGTATTTTATCAAAAGCATCTTGTTTCTCATAATTACCATGCTCAGGCAAATACCTTCTTACCATTGATTTTAGGTCATGGGGTTTTTCCTCATTAAGAACATATTTTGCAAGCATACCATCTAAACAAGTACCCCTATAGAATATTTTATACTTTTGGTTTATCTGGTCATCAAACTTCCAGTTCCATGCAACCTTTACAATGTCATAATTCTCGATTACCTCTTCCCCAAATTTCTTTAGCATCTTTTTCCAATTCCAACCCGGTGAAGTATAATCTTTTGTTTCGAAATGGTCTAAAGGAATGGAAGCACCAAACCCTGGCATCCAGGATACTGAGAGTATAGTTGGCTTAAAACCCTTATTATATATTGGTTCTGCATTTGTTTCGTAGTCACAGCAAGCATAACCTGTAGCTTTACAACAAGCAATAAGTTTCTTAAGCTCTCTCTTGTTTTTTATTATTGTATACCGTGTCTCCATATTTTAAAATAGAAAAAGGGACATACCCACCAGTAGTAGATACATCCCTCATTATTAGTATTTCTCTTGTAAGTCTTCCAGATTAGATGCTAATGATGTCCAATCTTTCTTATAAGCATGAAGAGAATCGATAGTATGATATAGATAACCTGGTTTTACTCCTACCTCTTTAGCTACATATTGCATGAGTCTCCATGCAAGATATACATCATTACCGAAATGTTGTACAAAGTCCGAACTTCTTTGATGATAGCAAATATGTAATACCTTCTCTCCTTTACCATTCTGACGGATAAGGAAATCATAATACATTGAGCAAGGTATACGTTTACTTCCATCAAGGAATCTTAAATCTGTACCATGGAATATAGGGAGTACTGCTTTACGAGTATCATTATCCCTCTTAAGAAGTTCAATAACTGATTGCATTGCTGAATCACAGTTAAAAGAAGTACTACCATAAATGTCTAACGAGTTCCAAATACGCTCTGGGTAGGTGTAATCAAACTTACCATTCACCAAAAACTGTTCCCATAAATCTTTTCTCAATTCCCAAGCTTTACCTGGATTTAAATCATACCAACCAATTCTTTCTTTAAACTCGGCATCTGCCCATTCCTTTGAATGAGAGAATATGAATAACCATACTGGGTCTCCAAGTGAAGTTAAACAATATTGTTGGCAAATGAGTTCTTTTGTAATAAAATCCTCATTACCTTCAATCACTTTATTTTGATAGGTCTTTGGTTTTACAGTTTGACCATAACTGTTGAGTTCTCTGCCCATTTCGGACATTAACTCAAAACTGTTAGAATATATCCTCATATTATATAAATATTTAACTGTATGACATTGTAGAATTAACCCAGGTCATATGCCAGTAGCGAAATACAAAATTATCAAAATCCTCTACCTCTTTCATTAACAAGGGTATATCTGGTTCTGCACCGTTCTTTTTAATCTCTAAAACTTGGTAATAAAATTTGTTTACTAATCCTATCCGCTTCTGATTTAAAAATTCCTTAGCTTCCATTGTTCTTTTGTTTTAAAAGTTTCTTTTTATAGGCTTTACGTTGAGAGTAAGAGATTACATTCTCAGGATATTCTATATCCTCGTATTCAAGAAGTAATTCTTTTGCTTTCATTGATTTATATGTTTCCTCATATAAATCTGGTCGAAGCACTTTAAAACTTCTAAAGAATACCTTGAATGAAGAGAATTCCTTCTCTGTGCCCTTTTGGAATTTTTTCCATATCTCTTTTATCCTCTTATTCCATGAATTCTCCTCTGCTCCTTTAAGTACCTTCTTCAAAGGTTTATGGGTATGATACATTAGAAGTGTCTCCACATTTCCGTACATTTGAGTCGCAAATAGGTTGATTTGTACTGACTGGTCCGGCCCATATACGTACTCTGACATTCGTTGAATTAATAGGAAATCGAATATTAACCTCTTGGTAATCTCCGAAGCCCGAACTACCATTGTAATAACTGGGATGTCTTCCCCGAATCGTTTTGAAAAAGTCGCAGCTATTAGACATTGTTTACCATTATCATGATGATTATTAAACATATAAGTTATATTGTAATTCTGATTGTACTTATTTCTCAGTACTCTCAGTTTACTACGCAACAAGTCAAGCTTATTAAAGTCTATGTAGTTATTCAATAAGCTAGTCCACTTAGTTTCTTTATAATTGAAACATCTTCCATAATCAAATTCTGGGTCTACCCAGGCCTTGCGTATCTTTATGAATACATTATACACTACTGCTACCCCACTATTGGCAATAGCCCCCTTTGCAAATAAAGCAGGCTCTAATCTTAGGAATCCCTCATTGAGTTTTTCCCATGCTTCTTGTGAGGTAGCAAATTCTAACGAATGGAGGGACTCCTCCGGATTGAGTTGAAGTCCCTCTAATTTATGGTTCCATCCTGACATGTTAATAATTAGTTTGTTGCCTCCATCTATTGAGACGCTGTTTTTTAAAGAATAAACTGAATAACCCTTGGTCTGTGAACCCATTCAATGCAAGGAATCCCATATATAGGTAGAAAGCTTTTACCAGTGATTCCTGGAAGTCTATCTCTTTAGTCATTACTTGGGTTTGTTTCCAAGGTCTAGACTTAAGGAAATTCCTTGCCTTGTTCAATTCATATATCACTTCCCATAAGTATAACTTCTCTGCCTCATGTGATAATTCATTCATCTTATGAAAACCAGGGATGTAAGAGATGATTTGTTCCCATTTACCATCTTCATCAAAAAAATCCTCTTCACAAATAATATCGAATTTCAATAAATTCTGGTAGTCGGAATATTTTACCACTAACTCTTTAACACCCATAGCCATCACATCAAATAAGTTCTTTGCCTTATTATAGCTAAGAATATCTTCAGGAAGTATATTTGAATATACTAGAAGAGTAAAGAAAAAGCCTAAAGCATCTGCTTGTTCTTCATTTGCATTAGCAAGAGAATTCAATATCAATTGACATTCATTTTCATTGAACATCTCGATATTCCAACCATTCTTCTGACATAATTCAAATACTTCTTCGGTAGATTCAAAACCCTCGGTAAGTTCTTCAATTACCCTACCTATAAAGTCCTTGAGTATTACCTGGTTCTTTGCATTATTGATATCAAATGGATAATCAGGTAACTGCTCTATTTGCCTATATCCCTGCAATTGTTCTAACCCCAATTCATACATCTTTAATAGTACCCCATTAGTTTCTACTTTAGGTACTGGTTCACTTATATTTCTTATGTCCAAAATGTTAACTTTTATAATGTTTACCATTAAGATAATTACCAACAGTAGCATTACTAACCTTCAACCTTTTAGCTATGTACTTGTTAGTATTACCTTTTAATTTCAATCTCTCTAATCTTCGAATACTACGTACTGTTAATGAAGTATGAGGAGCAAATAGACCTCTTCTACTTACTCCATACATAGGATTATTTATACCTTTTAATTTCAACCTACCCTTATTAATGGCATCATATACATTATCTTTTTGAGTACCCCATTTAAGGTTCTCTAAACGATTATTCAAAGGGTTGTCATCTAAGTGCATTACTACTGGTAAATTATTCGGATTAGGTATATAGGCTTCTGCTACTAATCTATGTATTTTTACATTCTTAGATACCTTATTATTTCTAAGTTTAGTACGTTCGTATCCTTTATGGAAGAAAGTCTTTACGGGATGTCCCTTATTATAAAGCTTACCCTCCCGAGTAATATGATATCCTGGGAATCCTAATATATTATCTTCCACTATTTTATGTTTTGAGATGAACCAAATCCTTTATCTCCTCTGCTTCCCCACATTTGTGATTCAGTATAAAACTCCTCTTGCTGAATCTCCTCTGGCTCGGTAATATAAATGGGTACATGAATAAATTGTACCAGCTTTTGACCAGCCTCGATAACCTGAATTTCTTGAGAAGTGTTATATATCCCAATATGTATCTCTCCAACATAAGGGGAATCCACTATCTCGGCAGTAAAGATTAACCCTTTCTTAGTAGCTATACCAGATTTGTTTGCTGCCATTAACATAGATGCAGGAGGTTCTAGCAAACCTTTGATACCCGATGGGATAAGTATACGATGACCTGGTTTTAAAGCTATATGCCTTACAAAGGATTCACCAAAAGGAACATCTAAATCATAACCTTCGGAGTCGAATTCATTTTTAGAATGAATATCCTCAGGGTATAAATTAGTTGGTACATAGAAATCTAACCCAGCATCATTTGGGTTTGCTCTGTTGGGAGATACTACCTCCCTTACTTTGATAAATCTAAATCTGTTCATAATATATTACATTTACGTAAAAGTTGTCCAAAGGTTAATTTCTCGGGTCTAGAAACATGTACTCCCAATGAATTACACATCCTGATTACATCGGTAGAACCCTCCATACATAAATTAGCAAGTACATCTTCTTGCTTTACAAAATAGTTTGGGTTGTTAAGGTATACCTTGAACATAGCCCATATCATCTCTATTGGTTTCATTATTTAGTACACTCTTTATAAAGTTCTCTAATACGTTTTCTTGGTACTTCAAATTTCTCAACTGTCTTTGAGATAATTTCTTTTTTCTCTTTGCCTTTCCGAATCAAGCATCGGATGTATTTCTTGATACCAACGGTATCTTCAAGTACATCTAAATCCTTGTATTGATTCTTCTGTTCAAGTTCTTTCCTGGTGATGTTCAAGTTCTGTGACATCTTGAATGCACATAATTCTGAGTCTCCGCATAGCTTACATTCTTTGGTTGATAAATCATATCCAATGCCAAAGCATGGATCTCCGTTAGTACCCAATTGACTAACATCTATTGGTGTAAGGATATCTTGCTTCGATAAGTCAGGAAGTTGTTTCTTTTTCTTAGCCATTATATATTCCTTTTTACGTTTATAATAAATGTATATATATCTCACTGTTATCCTCTATAGGAACATAGGAATAACCCATGTTATTAATAAATAGTTCCCTGAGTTTATATAATTCTTGGTATGAATTTCTATCATGACTCTCTTGACATACTTTGACTACCATACCATTACTCCAGTACAGATAGAAATAATGAGTAAAGCATTCGGGAGTATTTTGAGAAGTTTCCAAGCTTGATATCCATATCAAATCTCTACAGTTGAATACATGTTTAGGATTATGTACCTCCCCCACAACAAGAGACTTAAACCATTCTTTAATCTTCCTCATCATAAGTATAATTAAGGTGTTTACAATTAGGACAGACCCATTCTTTGAAATGCCATCCTTTGATTTCCAAATCCTCTTTATGAAAACGTTTCTTACATGAATGACATTGATAACCATCCTTAGAAGATATGAAGTCTAAAGCGAGTATTATTATCATAATAACAACCGCTGTAATTAAAATATATTTCTCCATCACTGAAAGTCTTTAATTTTCTTTTTAGTGTTATTGGGTTTCCTTAAGAGTACCCAGCAATAAATACCCGATGCAGAGATTTGGATTATCCTCCAACCTTCTGATAAGAGAGTAGTTAGTTTAGTATCATCTTCATCTCTAATACATATTAGTTTATCATTATTCATAATGCCTATATGCTTATTGATTGTAATCTTCTTTTCCTCCTACGGAGAAAAAGTAAATACTCATAGTACTTCTAGTTAACTCTTAATAAGGCTATGGTTAGGATGTTTCTTCCATAGCTTATCTAACAGTATTACTTTCAATTCTTGTCTCTGATAATATTGCTTCCGATGTTTACCGTGCCTATCTAAATAATTCCCAGGATAATGAAGGTCATCAAGGTATACCTTATTTTTAGATTCATCGGTTCTTACCAAACGACCAAGGAATTGAATGGATTTTTCTTGTGAATCCATACTTGCGGTATTGAGTAAGTACTTAAGCTTAGGAAAGTTTTTACCTCGAGCAATGATTGTAGTTGATACCAGGATATCTATTTTACCTTCTCTAAAATCCTTCATTATTTGTTGTCTTAACTTAGAAGGAGTATTAACATGCACATAGGCAATATTATAGGCATCGCCCAGTTTCTTTTTAAAGAACTTATATAGATTTTCACAATGTGCAATATGCTTGCATACTACGAGAGCAGGGTATCTGCCTTGATTAAGGTTCCATAGTAATCTATTATAAGCCATTAACCAAGCTGTATAACAATTGGTGATTGAATCATCGTATATTTCCTTATAGGAAATACAATCAGATTCCCAATTACCATACCAGGGTTTACCAGGTACCATCTTTACAACGGTTTTTGTTGAGTAACCCTTTTTGATAGAATCCTTGAGTTTGAACTCAGCAAGTACTTTACCAAAGAAACATTCTAAGTTCATATTCTTAACCCTATCCTTAGCAAGCTTACTCATATAAATCGTACCAGATAATCCTATACGAATTCTGGTATTAAATAACCGAGTGATTACATTCTGATATTGCTTACTACCTCCTTGGTCAGCCTCATCTATAAGTACCATATCTATTTGAGATAATTCCTTTTGATAGAATCTCATATTTCTCGAAATAGATTGAACCATACCTATAGTAAAGTTACTCCAGTTTAAAACCTTGCCTTGAACAAAAGTGATATCTTCTCCGGGAAGATATTGCTTAAATTCTTCTCTAGCTTGATTTAACCAATCCGAATCATTAGTTATTAGCAAAGTCTTTAACTGCTTCTTATAGGATAAATATAAAGACGACATGATAAGTGTTTTACCTGCATTAACAGTGTAATCTAATACGCCAATATGAAAAGGTGTATTCCCTATCTTATTATTGATAACTGCCTTAACAGCTTTCTCTTGCTCTGGTCTTAATTTATATTTGCCTATATTCGTAACTACTTTACTGACTTTAGGTAAAGGTTGTCTCATATCTACAACTTTAGGTTTAATCCCCATCTCAATACACATATCGTATACTTTGGGAAGTAAACCTATTTTAAATTGCCCAGTCTTGGTGATGTAATGAATCTTACCGTCCCAATTCTGCATACCTCTTTGCCTTGTACGTAAGTAGAAAGCATTCGGATGTCGAATGGCAAACTCATTATAAAGTTTCTGTGCGAACTTAAGAGGTAAGTCAAGTTCGCACATATTCCCATTCTGAATAATTATCTTACTCATTTGATAATTACCGTTACACCCTTAGTGGCTTTATCCATGCCCATTGCTTCCTTAAGAAGTTTGATATGATGTTCCTCATCGGCAATCAATTTCTCAAGGAAATAATTCACATCATCGTAATCTGGACGTTCCTCGTATTGAGCAATTGCTCTTTGGATTTTCTTGTAGTGACCAATAGTTTCTATCTCGGAATTCAAAGCAATCTTTAAAGCTTGTTCCCAAGTAGAACCAATCTCAATCGTAGGATTAATATTCATGGTAGAGTAATCCTCATAGGGATCTGCCTTTTGTAAAAAGTCCGATATCTTATCAAGGTGTCTCATCTCTACCAAACCAATACCCAACATCAATTCTGATACCTCCTCGAATCTAGAAGACTGTTGGGTATACATAATAATTGCACTTAGTTCTGAGAACTTGGCATTCTTCCAAATCACATAGAACATATTAATTATCTCATCAGGCCAAGGGTCGATATCCTTAAAATCTGGATAAGTTACCGATTGGTCTGAATACTTGAGGACATCTATAAAAGCATTAGCTGCATCCTCTACTCTGTTTCCGAAAAATTGTAAACCTTTCATATCATTTTCTTATTTTATCCCAAAGACTCCCCTCTACTTGAGGCTCGTCTAAGGTTCGTTTATCTTTATTTTTATATAAGTATTTATTATATCTTTCGATAGCCTTATCATTATACATCTGACTTGGTTCTGGTAATCCATTACACCAAGCAAGAGCTTCGAACTGGGCATCCAAAAATTGAAATACATTCCAATCCTTTTCATCCATTAGATTATGAATCCTAAGAAAGTGAACATATTTCTCTGGCTGATGTTCATAAGATTCATAAATACCAGTAACACTAGCAACTCTTTTTATGAATTCATCATGGATGTCTTTGGTAAAGCCTGGGTCCTTATCCCCCTTGAGTTCTAATTCGGCCTCTACCTGATTAGTAATGTTCTCCTGCATGGATAATAACCTTTGCATAACATTACGATAATCAGTCATTCTCTTTAACCCAGTCTCAATGTATTTAATAAAACCTTCCCGGGTATCAAATTTAAAATCTTCACAAAAGGTATTACATACTTCTGCAAGCTTTTTACAATTTGCCCATTCTCGGGAATTACTCTCATTTATTTTACGAACTCCCCTATGCTTTAACTTTATACGAGTTGCGTATAAAATATCAGCAACAAGGGCAGCATCTCCCTTGGATGCTAGTAAAATGTTAGAAACTTTCTTAGTATTCTTATTGTTAGAAACTAAGACTGCTCTATGATTTATTGCCTCCTTTCGAGCAATAACAAAAAAAGCCTCAACTGGGAAATTATCTACCTCTAAGGTATTTAATATTTCCTCAAATTGAGACTTAGTTATATGGATAGATGGTTCACGCATAAATATATTATTTTATAATATAATAGAAACTCCCTATTTCAATGAGTTTCTGATTGATATCAATTCTTGATAACTTTGGTACCTGGTAGCATATACTAACTTAAGTGTCTGACTTCTCCCTAAATCATTTACGTCTTTTCCGTCTGGTAAAAACACCACCTTGACTTTTTTATATGCAACAAGCTTGAGAGCCAAGTTGATGGCATATTCTTTTGCGTCTGGGTCCAACAATATAATAAATCTTTCGCATTGGGATTTAAGTAACTCATTGACTTGGAATGCAGATATAGCTTTGCCCATTGTGGCAATTGATCTATCCCCAATTGTGAGAGCATTAAGTGCCCCTTCGCAAATGAATACCGACCGATACATCTCCAACGCATCATGATTAAAGATGATAAATTGTTTTCCCAAACCGGTGATGTCTTTGTCTGGGTTATTATATCTGGGCCCTTTGCCGATAACATTTCGAGCATTGTAATACCTAAGTTGTCCTCGATAATAAAACGGGATGATAAGGTACCCATATGTTGAGCCGCTTGTTCCATAGCCGATACCGTATCTTGAAAACTTCTCGAGGCTAAATCCGCGTTTCTTGATATATCCCCGAATGCTTTTTGCAAGTTGGCTATCCCCGAGCGAAATGTTTCTAAATCCCTCAGGGAGATATACTGGCTTACTTTCGGCAAGTTCGATTTTCTCTTCCTTAAACTGTAGTTCATCAAATTGGCCATTGTTCAAAAAATTAATTAGTTCATGGTACTCAGTAAATCCTTCTATATCCATTATTAGTTGAGCAGGAGAAGGATGGGCATTACATCTAAAACAATTGGTTCTATACATAGAAAGGTTAACTCCCAACTTATGTTCTCTCCCACAATAGGGGCAAGTTGGTATACGCATCCAGCCATGCCTATAATCATAACCCCCTAATCGTTTAACGAAGTAAGTTCTTAGTCTAGATTTAAACTGGTTTGTTATTTTCATATCTTTTCTTCCCGCATATATTACAGTAATACTCTACATGACGTTTCTCATAATACTGGGCTTTCCTTCTCCCGCCTTTCTTAGAAAAAATTGCCCTACGAGGTCTCTGTTTAAACTCAGTCCAATGAACTGCTACCCATTCATGATAACCCAACTTACATCTAAATGTCTCCAGTAGTTCTTTCCCTTTTCTTAGAATCCGCATCCGGGTTAGTATTCTTTTTAAATTGTTCATCCAACTTACTACCATATACTTCATCATATTGTTTACGTTGTTCCCTTGTAAATTCCGTACATCTTTGCCTTTCGACATCGCATTTGAATAATGCTCTACCGGAAGGAAGACCATCCCTTTGTACTACTATCTCAGCTCGAAGAATATTATCTTTCTCTTCTTGCTCAGTAGAGTTAAGACCCATGATAACCTGGGCATTACGAACAATGGCAATTGAACCAGAGATATCATTCTCATCATACCGAGTAAGCCTATGCTTTTTACCTTCACGAGTAATGTGATGAGCAGTCCATATAATGTCTAAATGTAATTCCTCTGCCAGATTCTGAAGGTCTACATATACATTAGATATCCTTTCGAAATCTTCTCTATCACCCGCTATTGATGCAAGCTTACCAGCGTAGTCAACCATAAGAACTTTAATATCGATTCCTTGATTACGAAGTTGAATTATCTTTTCCCTTATATAAGTGGTATTAGTAATCATCGCTGGTACACGCTCAACTACTAATTCAACTCCAAACCTTGCAAGTTTCCTTAAATGCTTTGCCTCAAGTTTATCATACTCACCAGAGTATAATTCCTTCTTAGTTTTATTGATACTGGATTGAATGAAACGGTCCATGATTTGTTCTTGACCATTTTCCGTATCAATATATAATACTGACTTCTTCATTCTGAGATAACCTCTTGCAAGGTTTACCATAAAGAAGGTTTTCTTTGCCTTGGGTTTATCAAGTATTACATTAACTGAATGCTCTGGATAACCTCCTGCATTAGTTAGTCCATTCAACTGCCTAAATGGGCAAGGTATAACTGAAGGTTCTGATTGTCTTCTAAACTGTCTCTCGGTAATATCCCGAATCATATATAAAGGTTCATCTCCTTCCTTAGGTTTACTTTTCTGAAGTACCTTTTCAATCTTCCTCGAATACTCTTCGTATTGTTCGAAGTTATCCAAATCGAAGGAATCATTTAAGTTCTTCATCTCAACATAAGTAGAGAACTGATATATCTTTTCTTTTATATAATCAGAATCCGATAGGGGTATATGATAGAGATTACTTATTAGTTTATTGATATTGGGTATATCATCTTTAGTTACCAAATCCACATAGGTTTTAGATTCTAGTAACTCTTTTAATACTTCCTTTAAGATATTCTCGGAGGGCATTCTGCCTTGCTTCTTAAAATATTTTGATATACCCTCGAAGATAAGGGAGTGTTCTATGAGAACCAGGTAATTGGATTTAATCCTTTTGAGTACTAATCCTCCTTCCTTATCTTTTAAAACAAACCTGAGTATCTCGAACTGAAACTCAGGAGAAAAACTGAACTTGATGTTGTCTTTAAATTTCTTCATATCTATATTGCAATATTATATAAACTAATAGATTTTGATAGTACAGATATAGTTCTAAGTATGTTGACATCTATCTAGAAACTACTAATCCACTACCTTAAGCTCCCGAATATTTAATATTATTATTTTATATAAGAAAAAATACTTATATTTGCATAACGAATATTTAAAAACATGGGAAAAAGTAAAGGAAATAACGGTTCAGAGCTTCATCGATTAAAACCTATGCAAGAATATGATGAAGCTACTTTCAACAGACTTTATAAAGTTTGTAAGCCAGTAATTAGAAACCTTACCAGACAGATTGATTATAAACGGTTTAATCTTACACCGGATATTATCCAATCTTATTTCTGGGATAAGATGTTATTTGTTTTCAACAAATACTATGGTGAATGTACTGAAGAACATCTTAAAGCAAGAATCCTTGCATCACTTAGTACATTCAAAAATAAATTGCTTCGTTCTGCATACGGAGAACAGGCAGAGTATAATCAAAGCCTCTTTAAACTCGATGACTTATTCGATAATGATAAAGAATTAGAGGATGATACCGAAGAAGAGAAAGCTAAATCAGAAATGCTTGATATGATGTATACTTATATGAAGGATAAGCTTTCTCCAGATGCCTATCTTTTGTTTGAGGTATTAATTACTCCTCCCCCTTTTATCAAGGAAAGGCTTGAAAATAGTACTCGAATAACTAATATAATGCTTATCGAATTTTTCGAAATGCCTAAGACTAATGAATCTATGAGATACATCTCGGAACTTAGACAAGATATACAATATTGGGAAGACCGAGCTAAAGAAGAACTTAAGTATTAACACAAAAGAAAAGGGGCGTTTCCCAACGCCCCCTCCCTAATTGATTTTTACTACGCAAAACACAGATTGTAAACAAATGTTTACTCTTAAACAATACAAGTAATACACATGAGTTTTAATACTACTAAATAACTAATAACAACTTTATGATGATATCTTTTGGATATATCGTAATGTAATAGTCGGTGGCAATTTTTCAATATCCAAAGTTTCTACCGAAGTTTCTTGTAAGAAAGATTCCCCTAATAGGTTCCAGCTTACTACGATAGCACCATCTTGAATACCCTTGGTAGGAGTTCCTCTACCGAAATCCCCATTCAACCCTGTCTCCCTATTAAAGAAAGATTGAGGACGAACGTTCTCCCAGTCATTGGCATTATCTTGTTTACCTTTAGATACACCAAGAGCATGCCTATGTTTTGGTAAATCATCGCCTTTCAATTTAATAACAAAGTTACCTTTAGTGGGAGTATAGAAATCCCCAATATTCTGTAGCATCATCTCGTCTCCAATTTGAATGCCTCCGGCCTGATATCCTATTACTATCCTACCTGAAGCCTTTGTATATTCAGCCCACCCCTCAGGAATTACATCAGTTTCCCATAAAATTATTGAACCTATGGGTAAACTAGCAGTATTCAAAGAATCAGAGAATTCCTTTCTGAGAGCTTCTAATTGCCCATCGATATATTGTTTAATATTTAGTAAATTCCCAGTTTCATCCATCACGGGAAATCCAGTATTTATTTTTTCTACTTGGACTAAAGATTCTTTCATCATACTGTGAGTAGCAGTAGTATATGGGATCTCCTGGAATTTGCCCTGATATGGTACAATAGAAAAGTTTTCATTTCTCTTAGTCATAGCATCTGTACCCTTACCGTATATCCCAATAAGAACAACAGAATTCTTATTATTAGAATAATAAGGGCAAGCAGTCTCTACCATCTCTAGAAGATTACTAAGAGTCATACTATAATCCGAATAAATATCATTATTAAGTACATTGGGATTACGATTCTCTTCAGAAATTGGGTAGTATATATCTAGAGATTTTTTATATAACTCATAGAAACTTTCTGAAGATTCATTCCAATAAGCTACAAAATCTACTGGATTATCTACGGGTTCGGAGATAGTAGTGTGTACTGCAAACAGTAATACTTCATCGGTGGACCCTTGGGTTCCCTGAATATTCTCAATGGTCAATGTTTGTTCATCAGAGATAAATATATAGCCATCTCTTGAAATACACCCAAAATTTATATCTGGTAATTCTCCATCTTCAGAATCTTTAGACATATACCTTGCTGTAATCCTATCCTTAATTACATTAGCAAATTTACTACCAGAAACTCCCTGAGGAGAAACAACCAATTTATTACCATTTATGGTGGCTGAGCCAAATCCACAAAATGGCCCCAAACCAGAAGGGGCAGCAATTGCTTCGGCTGCTTCCTTAGATTTGATTATACCTTCATACTTAAAGTACGTTTTCATTGTTCTTTGTATTTTTAAAGTTATTCTTTTGTTCTGCCATATCCCTGAAAGCTTCTCCGAGTTCATTAAATTTGAGAGTTAACAGCTTAAAGATTATCTTCCAGATACTATATTGTTTTTTAATGCCATGTATTTCACATATATGCCCATAGATACTATCTATTTCGAAGCAATAGCATAATATCATTATAGTAATGGATACTCCTATGGGATCTACTCCATAGGGTTCTCCAATAGCTTTCCCAATTACAGCCCCAAGTAAGATATAACAAATATAATCAACCAGCTTATTTAGGGTTCTCCTACCGGCCCTTGACTTTCGAATGACTATATCTTGTACTCTACTTGCAGATATACCAAACCATAAATCTGAAAGTATCAATATTATGGCAAGTAATATCATCCACCTAAGGTCATAAATAATTTGGGTACATTCTCCAAATAAACCAATCATTGAAGTCTTGAACAGAGATTGAGTAGTAGTCTCTGTTACATCGTCTATTGCACTCTCTATCATACTTCTTCAATTTTCCACATTTGATTACTATAAGTGGTAATGGTAAATGTCTTCTCAGAAGTGTCATCTGATTCCCATTCCAACTTTTGAGGATTAACGCTTAATAAGTCAGCATCTACTACCGTAAACTTAGCCCGTACCGAAGTATCGGCAACTGATTCAAAAATGTATTCTCCAGCGGTAGCCGTAGTAAATTCATATCCGGCTCCACCAGCATCAAAAGTAGTTACTTTGCCAACTTGTCTAACTCTACTATCGAATTCATCTTTATTAGAACTACACCGAATTAAACAATACACTTGTTTAATGGTACCCTTTAATTCGGCATAACTTGGGTCAACGGTTAATTCTATAATAGTAGGGTAACCTTCCAATATTACTTGACACCTTAATGAAGAACCATCATCTGCCACAAAAGTATAAGTACCTGCTTTAGTTAATACAATCTCGGATTCAAGATTATAGGTTTCCCCAGTTTCATCACAAGTTGCAGTACCACTTACATTGACCCCGTTTTTCATTTCTTCAAGGCTAAATTTACAAGCTGATACTTCATCCAATAACTGATATACTGCATAAGTATCATCAATTTGGCTTTCGGGTAATGACCAATTAGGTTCTTTCCACTTTGAATCTGAAGGATCTGAAGGAACTATCTTTAGTTTGTTCTGATATACAACTGGGGTATTCTTAACTACCCAAGTAGTCTTTGCAGTTGGGTAGGCTACAGATTGGAAAGTATAAGTACCTGCTCTATTAGTAGTATATACATACCCGTTTTCAGCATTGAAGGTTTCCCCAGTTTCTACTACTTTAACTCGGTAATCATCACCATTACCCGAAATACATTGTATTATTACGGTAGTTTTTGCAGAACCGTTATATAGAGTAGATGTAGATGGATTAATACTGATCCTATATATAGCAGTTTTACCTGAAACTACTTCAAAGATACCCACACCTTCATCAGTTTCTCTTTTATCTAAAGTACATTTGAATTTATAAGTACCATAGCTGTTAGCCATAAATTTATCCCCATTCTTGAAAGTCTTAGGGTTACCTATTAACCTACAATATAATTCTCCAGTAAATGACTCTGGGTGATTAGAAGTTATGGTTAAAGTAGTAACTGCATCCTTCATAGTTTGATTATTTCCAACTCTAAATTCTGAGGGTGTACATCTTACCTTATAAGTAACTTCTTCTTGGGTTACTACAAATGAAGTTTGTTTTACAGGAAATTCCACAATCTCAAAAAAGTAAGTACCGGGTTTTGTAAATTCCCAAGTTGAGCCCGATATTTTTACTTGATCGGTACCCACTAATCGAACATTACAAAGTTTCTCTGTCCCTTTATAGGATACTCTAGCTATCACCCTTGTACTAACCTTTAAAGTAGTTGGGGTTATTTTACCAGTTATGGGCTCACAAGAAATAGTATATAAACGGTTATAAGTTTCCTGCCTTACGGTAATTTGGGTTATCTTAGAATTATCCCCAACGCTTCGAAAGTAATAAGTACCAGCCCTTGGAATATTAAATACCGAACCACTTTCATGTTTAGTATAACCCCAGTTAATTCTATCACTCGATATTTGATATCTCAAATCTGCATTCACCCAATCTGAGGTTACAGTTACCAATACTGGTACTTCATATACTTCTGAAGTAACTAAGTTGGGTTGGTCTGGGTTTACCAACTCGGCCTTAATCGAATACCCATCATTTACTACAAAACCGTAATCTATAGTGAAGGATACATGATAAGGTATGAATCTAGTAAAGAAACTTTCTACGGCTTCCCTAAATTTTTTAAAAGCCTCAGAATTAGAAGTATACCCATGACCAGTAAGTTTAAAACTTACGGAAATACATTGAGAACAATCAAAGGTGTTATCAAAGGTATATTTACTATCGTACTGATAGTATTGGTCAAAGTGAGGATGACCTTTTATCCAACCATCATACCCATCGGCTTTTGCTGGGTCTGTTATTATACAGGTTAACCCATATAACCTCATCATGATCTCGAAAAATTCTGATGTACCCCTTATTTTGAAAAGAGATACCGAATATCTCAAGATGTTTCTTACCTGAGTACTGGTTAAAGTAAAAGGTCCCTCTTTGGGTATTATCCAAAGCTTTGATAACTCCTGGAGTTTACTATCCGAGTAGAACCCATTAAAGTACTCTGCCCATTTCTGTGCATCTATCGTGTTCCCATAAGCAAAGGGCATTTCTCCAAGAAATTGCCAAAGGAAATTGAGATACATATCTGGGGTTTTATCTATATCGATAATATCCAATATATTCTCAATATCCTTTGTAATATAATCTTCAAAATGCTCTCCACAAATTTCTAGAAACCTCTCTAAGATGCCTTTACCATTTACCTTATAAGTATCTTGGTCCTTATATTCGAATGGTAAAAAGTCGATTAGATTTTTGAGGTTTATCATTATACTATTTCGTTAACTGTTAATGTTAATTGTGAAGCATTCTCGAATACTGGTAAGTTGAAACCTGGATCTTCATAGTCATGGTTTGGTTCAGATACGGTAATAGAATATCTATATCCAGATTGATAACTATTGTTCTGTATATCCAAAGAGAAATCAAAGCCATTAGCCTTATCAATAATCTGAATTGAATTACCAACTGTACCAGTATTCGTATAGCCATTAGATACTGAACGTACCGTAAAAGTAGTTGATGAATTAAAGGTTATATAGTAGGTCATTGACCCCTTTGCCTTATTCAACTTAAACTGGCCAAGGCTTAATTCTTTATTACCATAAATGGTAGTAGGCCAAGGTTTAATATAGAACTTGGTTAGATGTAGATAATCTACAGTTGACAGATTATCTATTAGGGCATAGATGTCTGATACCCTTACGCTTCCACCTATCTGAGCTTGCTCTGGAGAATAGGCATTATATAAAGCCGTAAGAATTTGAGTTTGTATCTCTGCCGTCTTATAAGACTTCTTACCGGTAACGTTCATTTCTAGAATAATCTGAACCTTGCCTGCAGACTTAACTTTTAACCAAGTAGTCAGAGGGGCCCTTTGAGATAGAAGATTATATACTCTACTGATTAATTCAGAAGATGCAACAGCTCCACCATCGGGGCTAATGTATACTGTAAGCTTTCTACCGCATTCATAATCGGCTTTAGCCTTGTTTACACCATCTACTAACATAGCTAAGCTTTCAAAGTCCTCCTTAGTAATGGCTACTCCCAGAGTCTTTACACTCAAAGGTATATGTTCCTTGAGCATTGTAAAGTTCTCATAGTTTGAACCTCCTCCAGCATCATAAGCATTACTTACAGTAGCATCAGTGATTGAAGAAGAAATGATTGAGGGTACAGATGTAATAGTATTACTCTTTACGTTACCCTGAGAACCATTGGTTAAATAGAATACTACATTGGTTATCTTTGCACCTGCTGCAGGTTTCTTACCGAAAGTTCCATCCCCAAACATTATGTAAGGGTTAAGAGCTTCATCTACTGAAACCATAAAGTGTTTATCCGTTGGCTTTGATTTTGCAAAGGTATCTACCAATACCCAAGTTTCTCCACCTATCTGTAAAGACATAGAGCCCTGTTCATAGTACTTACCATTAGGCAATGTACCAAGGTGAACTATTACCCTGTCTCCAGTAGGTATTAGCATATTATTAAGAGCACTTGCAGTATATTTCTCATGTTGAATTATAGGTACTTTACATGTGGTTACATTTGAATACCAAGTTACATCTCTAGCAGATAACCAAGAGTTACCACTGGAATCCGTAAATAGAGTTCCTTGAGGTATGGTTAATTTAGCACCGATAGAATTACCAGTAATACTTCTAGATAAGATTACATCTACCGTAGCAGCAATCGCTGCTCGAGCATGGTAATCTACCAGAGCTCCGTGTTTAACTACCGAATCATACCTTCTTGCAGTAGATAGGAAGGTTTCCCTTGCCATATTATCTACATAATAGTGGAGTACTTCGGCAATTGCCGCAAACAAAGAGAGGATGATAATTAAGATATTCCCCTCCGAATAATCCGTTATGAGTTTCTGACCCTGAGGGTCCTTAAGCCCCATAAGGGATTCAACCAGCTTGGCCTTAATCTGTTGATAAGACCTCTGGTATGGGTTAAGCCATTTATTTGTGATTCCCATATTATTGTGTATTTAATGAATTATCTGACTTATCATAGGTGATATCGAGGTACTGACTAGAATTTGTTCCGTTTATTACATAAGCTACTTCTATGTGTATTTTTGCATCAACTCTAGTAACTGTGATATTTTGGAAGGTTATTCTCTGTTCCCATGCACCTATGGCTTGTTTTAAAAACTCTTTAATTATAAAACTTAGGGCTTGTGAGTTTGGTTCCTCAATACATTGCCATAGTTTACTACCAAAGTTTTCCTGTCGGAATCTTTGACCTATCATGTAATATAATATCGAACTTATATTATCCCGGATAAGTTTAAAATCCCCGTTTACTGGGTACCAACCTCTTTCCCCATTTTCATTAGTTGTAAGTTGGATAGGATAAGTTACACCTATACCAACTAAGTCTGTAAAGTAATTCTTTTCCATTAGTGTATGCAGGTTTTATCCTCATAATCGTCTACGACGAATTGTGAGAAAGGTTTAGTTATTTGAGTTGGGGTTGGGCCTGATGAACCAGGTCCCGTAGTTACACCAGAGTGTACATGAGAATTGAACATATTTCGAAGTTGTTCTAGTTCCTTAACCGTTTGATTTAATTTCTCGGTTAATTGGGATATATTGATTACTCCACCATTCTCACCCGTATTTAATATTACTGAATCCCCAGAAGATACATTAATATCCTTTTCAGATGATATCACTATATTAGCTTCGGAAGATACAACTATGTTACCATTGAAATAAAGGTTTAATGTACCATTATCATCATCTATTACAATGAGATTGCCCTCAGGAGTAACTATACCCATTTTGTTTGGGCCATCTAACGGTTGTGGTACTTGGTTAATTCCCCAACCATGGTATTCCCATAGAGGTTTAGTGGGGTCACCGTATTCAAAGGTAATAAATACTATATCTCCTATTTTTGGAGTTAAAAATTTGAACCCGCCACTAATAGAACCATGTTGACCTTTTGGGTAAGCCCATGCAGTAGTACCACCCATCACTTCGGGGATACATACCTCAACCCGATTCATTTTCTTTTCGGTATCACTGTTATTAACAACTATACCTCGATATACAGAGTAATATCTACCGATGCCCTCTATACCTTCTTCTGTTATTATCTTTGCAGTTTCATAACCCATAACTACTTCACCTCCTTATTTTTAATATATTCTTTAAATCTCCTTAAGGCTACTTCCATGTAATCAAACTTAACCCAATAATCATCTGGTACTTGAATATCTTTAATAGTTATCTTACCTGGTAATACCTTACCCGAAGAAGTAGTTAAACTACCAGAGGTTATAGCTATACCCTCAGCTTTTTCTATTGGAGTCTTAGCTAATACTTCCGTATAATAAGCTTTCTTTCTAAGAAGTTCATCCTTACGCTTATGGTCGAGTACATTGCCTTCTTTATCCATAATACCGGATTCTATGAAGTAAGCTACCTCATTATAAGTCCAGCTTAAATCTAATTCTCTGGAATTACTCAAAGCTTTCTTATCCTGGCCCTTAGAAGTTTTAGCATTAGCTTTAGCATCATTAGCTACTACCGATTGAGTAGATAATCCAAGTTTAGCAGTAGTAGAACCTGCTCTACTAGAATTTCTAACTAATTCTAAACTAGTTATATACCCTTGACCTGGATCCATTGAATGAGTACACTGTTTTATATACCAGGGCCCAGACCATCGTTTACCAACATTTTCAAGAATAATTACTTGAGAAGTGGCTAATAAAGGTCTTCCCACTACCTGCATCTGACATATGAGTTTACTCTCAGTATGTTTCAAACCACCATTGGCATTTGCATTAGCTGCCCAAGCCCATTTATCAATTCCTCCATATCTACTGAATAGATTGCTATACAGTTTATATAAGGGTACCTCTACATCGGCTTTCTTCCAATGCTGGACTTTTACAGTAACACTGTATATACCTAAGCTCTTATTTAAGGGGTTCTTATATTTGATGACCGGAGTATCATCTATGACCATAGTATAAGGGCCTTTCTTTAAAGCTGAGATACCACGATAGACACTTTCCTCATCTTCCAATCCCCAAGCAGTAGCTCCTCCTTTAGGTGTATGCTCTGGGTCATAATCTCTTGGGTCAACATCCTCTATTACCATATACTCCATCTGTTCCTTACCTTCAAATAAGTATCTGGTATCTTTAAGGATATTGTATAAATCCTCTTTTAAATTCTGGCCGTTAGTAACATTCTTAAGAGCAGCATTCAATGCAGCTCTCCTGTCAGAAGGAAACTCTTCCTTCTGTATAGTCTTATTAATAATGCTACGTACCTGATCTGTACTGAGTTCATTAAGGAATTTCTCTTTACCTTGCCGATAAGCTTCAGCAGGATTAGCTGCTGAATACTCTGCTACATCTGAATTCCATTCATCATTCAACTGCCTTCTAGCTTCTATAGCAGCAATAAGGTTTGGATCAGTCTTTAGAGCATGGTTGATTTGCATTTGCCTAATCGTGGGGATATCAGCTGGGTTATTCTCAGCACCATATTTGCCAACGGAGGTATGCCAATTCTTATAATAAACTCCATTGTTCTCATTAGCTTTTATCTCAGGTAATTTTTCCTCATCATCAATTCCCGTACTTAGTACTTCGAGGTCTTTACTTTCTGGATTCACTACTGGAGATAGGGTAGCTTTAACTCGTTTAGTTACCTTTTGAGTAGAAAAATGGACACTTAATACTTCTCCATTCTCTCCCTGATAGGTATAAGTAGTTACCGGCTCTTCATGAAACTTCCTATTATGAATATAAATAACCCCATCTCTAGAATCTATATACCATGGTCCATTAGTATACCCTTTCATCTTTTGTTCTAATTGAACCAAGATATTTTTACCGATTAACCCAAAGTCACTATCTATTAAAGCTTTTAAATCTTCTGGCATTGCTACTTCTGCTACTCCACTGTAACGGTTAGCATAGAGTACTTTTCCAGTAGTAGTACGTACATGTTCTGTAGGCACTTGTAGTGACTCATATACTTTATTACTAATTTGTTGTTCCATTATTGAAATATTTCTATGATTACCCCAGTTCCATTCTCGCATCCCTTATCTAGATAAGCCGATAAACTATTTCTTGGAGATTCAGAAAAATTGTATGGCGGCTGAAATCTTAAATCTCCGATAGAATCAATACACTTAATAGTTACATGAGTACCTGTGGAATCAAATCTAGCTTCAAAATCTCTAACCTTGATTGTTTTGATGGGCCCAGATATAAATTGCCCATCTGGATATATATATCCCCACTGTAGACATATTATACTACCCTCTTGTAAAGAGTCTATATCTACAGTATCTGGGTCACCAGTATCAAAGGTTATAGTAGCTAAATTTTCCTTTTCTTCATCATACCTATAATTCCATGTACTAATATAAGCTCCAAGAGGTATGCCAGTAATGGGATTCACTATTGGCATACCTCTAAAATCAAACAAAGCCAGGTAGGGTTGTCCCATACCATTATATAAGATGGGTTTCTGTTTAGCTGCCATAAGAAGGTATTCTTATAAGGGTTCCACTTTCTAATTCTTTAAAAGGATTTAGTATACCATTAGCCTCAGCAATAATATACCATTTCCCAGAATCTCCGTAATACCTAAAAGCTATATTCTGAAGAGTTTCTCCATCCTTAACCGTATGCTGAATATCATTTGAGGATGAAGGAACTGAGGGGATAGGAGCTTCTAGGGAATAATCTCCATCTCCATAGTTTAGAGCATAGGCATTTTTATAAGGGCTATCTCCAACCAGATATTGATTAACATCTATCATAATTTAATACCCTCCGTCTTTTTAAGTGAATCTGAATTTATAAAGTCTCCATAGGATAAGTTATATGCACTTACTCTCTTGAATATTAATTCTTGAGTAGCTGCTGCAGGTAATAACCTACCATTTCCAAAAGTAGCGGGTTTCCCAGGAACCCTAATCCTACTGCCATTCTGAAAATTTTTCAAAGTATAAGTAGCCGAAGTAATAATGTAGTAGTGATTATTGAATATACCCGAATCCCCCCATTCTATCTTAACAATCGGAGGAGCCGATTGATAGCCATTAGATTTAGACCAAGCTTCCAATAACCTACATTTATTTAATACCTCTTCTGGATTATTAGGGTCATTACAGTACCAAGATACATTAAATTGGATTATATCCTCAGACCCAGTATAATGATACATAGGAGTATTACGTCCCATGGACTTAATAGTTGCCCATGTGGTTTCACCCCGAAAGTCCAATTCTGGAGGTCTATTCTGTAGAGTAATATACTGTGTAGGATTAGCGGTCAAATTATATATCCTTACCTGATTCTGATATTTAATATCCGATTTGACTTCGAAGTTCCTATAATTGGTTGTGTTCTTATTCCCTTTTGCTGGGTCTACTCCTTCCCCCTCTTCCATTCGGGGGAATTGTAATTCCATCCTCCACTTAGCTTGAAGCTGTTTATTTAATGTAGGATTCTTTGAAGATATCTGAGCCTCTCCCACAACCCCATTAGGGTCATAGAGTTTACCCTTTAGAGCATCATCTTTTGGAAGTGTGGATGTAGTCCTATTGAGTAATATCCTGGCTCTCCATAGTTTATTTAGGGGACCCGTAAGAACCCCTGCGGTATCCCTCGTAAGATCATTATATTTTTCAACAACCTTACCTGCTGCTTTATTTAATATCCTAGCCATAGTATCTTAATTTTAAAGTCCTAATGCCACACCTGTATAATCTTGCTGAGAGCCCAAGGAGTAATCTCCTAATATTTCCCCATTTACACTGACGTTAATCTTACCATCTTTTAATCCATCTCTAATAGCTGCTCTCATAGCATTTAAAAACCTTTCTTCATTTTGAGCCCTGATAGCAGAGGGGTCTTCTTTAGATTGAGCATCGGTATTCCTATCAACAGAACTTATAAGTCTACTACCTACTTCTATTAATAAGGGTAAACCTACGGTAATAGCTAATCCCCAGGGTCCACCAATTAACCCTAATAACCTACCACCTACCGAAGCTAAACTTCTAGTAGCAACAGTCTTAGCAGCTTGTTTACCAGCTTGATTAGCTACAGTACCTCCAACTACACCTCCAATGAGTGAAGTGGCTGGAGACATCCCTGGATTGGGTGTTTTAACATATCTACCGGTTTTGGTATTATAAAATCTACCAGCTTTGTTCATACTAACTCCCCCCATCATCATCTGCAATTGAACCATAGTCCTCATGAGATTTACCATACTTATCATATGAGCTTCCATAATAGCAAATTGGGTGTTCGTCTTAATGGCTGCTGCAGACATACCCTCAGTAGAAGCAGTGGCAATAGTTTGTAAATATCCAACCGACCTTATAATACCTCTCACAGTATTAAACCCTGCAACTATAGTACCCACTACTACTGCAGTAGCTCCTATCCTAAGACCAAAACCTCCAACCCAAGTTTCTGAAATAGAATTAATTACTTTGATTATAGAGTTACCCACATTTAGTACTGGGGTAAAGATTCTACCCAAAGCTGCACCTGCGGTAACTGTTAAGTTCTCTATACTTGATTCGAATTGGTCAATTACACCTGCATCGGTTTTAAGACGTTCTTCATTAAGTCTATTTACTGCCCCTATGTTTTGGTCATAGGTAGCAAGTATCTTACCCATCTTATCTCTACCAGAAGCAATATCTCGAAGTACTGGAAGCATACCACGATTACCTCGAACTCCGAATATATTGAAGAAGGTTGGTGTTTCGATTCGTGAAGGTAAATCTACTGCGGCCTTAGCAAACTTCTGATAGATAGTGTAAAGGTCTATAAGGTTACCTTGAGCATCGAAGAATTCATCGGGACTTAAGCCCAAGTCTGCTAAAGCGTTATAGCCTTTCTTTTTTTGGTTAACAAGGGATAGTTGTAAGTAACGAATCATATTAGCCAGTGAGGTACCTGCCATAGAACCTTGTATACCCATATCACCCAATACACCAATAGCAGCAGCCGTTTGCCGAAGGTCTACTCCAGCAGTTGCCATATCTGCTCCTGCATAGGATATGGACTGGGCTAAGTCTGTTAAAGATATATTTGCATTAGTAACTGCAGTATATAAATCATCTGTTACTCTAGCGGCTTCAGTCATTGGGATTTGGTACATTGACATGATATTAGTCATCAAGTCAGCTACACCACCTTTCTGTCCCACTGGCATTGTAAAGATTGAAGCCAGCTTAGATGCTGGCCCAATCATTTCCTTAATAGCATCGAATTTATTACCTGCCATAGCCAGGTACCTTTGTCCTGATGCAACATCCGAAGCAGTAAGGGGAGTTATCTCATTGACGTCTTTTGCCAATTGTAACATTTCCCTTTGTTCTGCAATGGTAGCACCAGCAATTTTCGAAGCAGTCCAAACTTCATTCTGAACACCCGCAGAGTATTTATAGGCCCTTGCCATTCCCCCTACGAGCTGCATTCCGAAGTCCATTGTATTAGAAGCTGACATCTGTATACCTCTATTCCAGGTACTCATGTCATTCATCATAGTTCTGAATGACCCAGATATCTTGCCAGCCTCCTGAGAGAATCGGTCTTTTAATACCATGGCAACACCGACCTCTACTATACTCCTACTGGTATTCATAATTTATTTTCTTTTCTTTAGTTGTTTATAATATTGCTCGGCCATTTCCTTAAATATTTTCCTTATTCGGTACGGAAGACGTAAAAAGCCGAAATAGTCTAAGGCTATCTCGGCTCTGGTGATATAAACAAAATCACTCTCTAACATTACTCTTCCGTCAGGTAGAAAAAATTGGGTGCCCAAACTATAGGATAAGTTCTTTCTTCTTCCGTTGTGGGATTAGTGATATGAGATTCACCCTTGAAAATAGGGTCAATAGATAGGATATATTTTCTCATCTCAGCCATATCTTTTGCTGTAAATGGAGTAAAGTTTTCTACCTTCTCCCAATTACCGTCTACTTCTAAGTAGAGATTCCGACAAAGTAAGGGGGCATTCTTAGTTTGTTTATCCAAGGGTAACTTCATAAACTCTTGTTCTCCCTTACCAGTCATACAATCAAATTTGATTTTCTTGCCCGATGAAAGAAGATATTCATGACCGGTTAATTGAATACCCTTTGGATAATAAGGGATGGCATCTGGTTTTTCATCAAATACCCTATTATCAGTGGGTACTTCTGAATAATCGAAAAGGAACTCATGAAGGTCTTGGCCATAAGTAACTTTACCACCGTTCTCTTTACCCCAGTCATATTCAAATTCTACTTCCTCTCCCAGTGAGAATATACGAGAATTGAAGATGATTGCATAGCGGTCATTGACGGGTAGATTGAGAGCATCATCAACGGTTAGCTTACCGTTAGGAGTGGCATTAGTTCTAATTACGATTGCTGCAATGAACTTAGTAAGGTTCATCAAAGTCTTCATGTCTGAAAGGTTACTGAGAATGTCTTCATCAGCACCATTCTGTTCTCTGATTTCATATTCGAAACCAGAAGGTCCGGTAAATCTAAATGTTCTAAATTCCATAATTTGATATATTTAATGTTTACAAATGTTCATAGTACTCCGTATAACAACAAGAAAGGGGTGAGCTCCTATCACAGGAATCCCACCCCTCCACCGAATCTTAGTGAAAATAGACTAAGGAATTAGTATTTATCTGCAGTACCAACTGAGAACTCTATGGACTCAATGGTATTCTCTGAAGCCATTCTGTCCAAGTCTAAGCCGGTAATCTTACATGGCCATACCTCTTCGAAGACGTGGGTATTAAGAACCGAGACTCCATCTTCGGCAAGTTCATTTACAATAGCCGTTTCCCAATATTGGCTTGGTACCAAACCTCCACCAACTATGTGGTCTTGGCAAGCATAAAGCCAATCATGAAGCCATGTGTCTGAACCTGCAGTAGTCATAAGTTTCTCTACAATAAGATTACCTATAGTAACCCTACCTGCAGTTTTAACGTCTCTATTGACGTCCCCATGAGCAACCTGGTCAATCTCAATATCCGGCAAAGTACAACTTTGGAATAGATAGGTATTGATAGGGTGTTTGGGGAACATGATGCTCCACAAGAATTTCTTCCGTGGGTTTTTTACTTTTGCTCCCATTGTGTTATGAGTTTATAAGTTATTACTTGTTTCTACGATTGATACTGCCTTAGAAGCTGCATCGATTACAATCTCCATAGTTACCTCTTGCATAGGAACTACATCCTTATACTTAAGGATAGCACGGTACTTACCCTGACGAGCATCTGCTTCGTTATTAACCGAAAGGTCATCCCAAGAAGTTGCATCTTGGTCACCCATCCAGGTATACTCGGTCATAGCATCTTCGTCTACCAAAGAATCCAAGGTAGGTTTAACCTCCAACCAGATTCTCTTCCAAGTACTCCAAACGTTTGGTTCTTCGATATACTTGTTGAGTACCGGGCGAAGGAACTTCTTCAAGTAAAGATTCAGTCTTACGATTGAAAGGAACCTTTCAGAATCCTGTTTCACTTGAGAAGAGAAGCAATGCCATAGCATGGTTTGCTTACCTGCATCTGGAGTATCTTTGATTACCACCTCATTGATATAATTCTGAGCAAGGGTGTTCAGTTCGTTATATCGAGAAGGAGAACCATAGTTAGGGCATACTGGACCAACTGCATCCCCAATAACTCCTCGGTTCATACCAGCAAAGGATTTCCAAGGACCATATTGAGTAGCAGAGGCATCTCCCAAACCAACAATAGTACCCACTACATCGGAATCCTGAAGATTACCGTTTTCGTTGTAGTACTTAAGTCCACCACCAAAGTAGGCAATGTACTTAGAGTTACCTACAGTACCAAGGCAAGTCTGTACCCAAGTAACCTGAGCTTTGTAATCTCTTGCCTGAGTACCTTGAGTATAATGGGTTAAGTGTTTGGGAACTTCGATATACAGTACCCATTCCATCAGTTCTTTTGCCATATCGGCAGCAGCCTTGTATACTTTGAGTACCTCTGAATCTTGTTCCAAGTGTTGAGAGATATGTGAAATAAACAATTGGTAGAAGTCTGTGTAGTCTCTTACCAAGTCCAGTGAAGCAATCCATTCTTCGGCAGTTGGAGTGGAACCTGCACTACCGATAGTACCATTAAACAGTTTCTCTGTTTCGGAAGGTGCAGCATCTCCCACGGTAATAGTGATAGCATTCTTAGTACCATCAATATCATCGGTAAGCCACTTAATTAGGTTTTCAAAAGAGGAACCTGCAGTAATTACCGGCTTAATATATTCCGAGTTCTTAGCAAATGCACTAAGAGCAAGGTAATCTACCGAAGTATTATTGTTATCATCGGCAGTTTTGTAGGTTATTACTGGACCCTGTTCAAGTACTTGCCCATTAGCCGAATAGATTTTATAATACAAGGTATTAGCTTGCTTATAAAAACCAACCTGGAAAGTATCTGCACTACCAATGGGATCTCCATATCCCTTGGTTACTAATCCAAAACTATAGGTAGTACTACCTGATTTTAAAGTAATCAGAGCAGAGGGTTTAGCCGAGTCAAGTACAGCAGAAGCAACTGAAATCCCATCTTCTGAATCTTTAGCTTTTCTTGCCGCAGCCTGAGAAGCAGTTACTGTACCCTGAGTAGCTCCTTTGCCAAGTACTCGAATAACACGAAGCTTAGAACCACCTTGCAAAGCCTTTTCGATATTTGATACAGAACCATCGGGTACAATTTCAGAACCATAGATTCTTTGGAACTGAGAGAATGTAGAGATGATTTCTGAAGGATCATCGTATGGACCTTTAGTAGTTCTAGCCAATACACAAGAAACTCCTAACATGGGAGTAGTTTGAAGAACATTGTTGTTCTTAAACTTAAAATCAACATGAGGTGAAGTTGGCATAATTCTATTGTGATTAAAGTTAATTACTCGTTTAATTTATACCCTAGAGTATTGTACCTATACCTTAGGTACTTTTAACTCTAGCATCTCATTTTCGTTTTGTTCTAACAATCCAATAAGAACTGATATATCCTTGATGGGTGTAAGAGTACCTTCTCCCAAAGCTTTTTCTGGAAGAATACCGTCTTTACATACATAAGTGTATACCTTCTCAAGTATACCATGTTCTACATCTGGATGGTCATAATAATTACCAATCTCAATGAATAGGTTTCCGGTGGGAGCAAGCCTGCCCTTTTCCCATTCCTCTAAGTCATTGAAGTATGGTCTCACGTATCCTCTAGCAGGTAAGCCAGTATATAAGATTGTATGTAGCAACCTCATATCGGCTTGTGTTTGAGAAACTAGATGTACATCTATGGTAATATCTTTTGTTTCATAAGGAAACTCTGAAGCTTGGTAATTACCATCCTCAAGTTTATCACCAATGATGTATTTATTCACACCAATATCTCCAGCATAATAACCTTGTAGTTCTATGGTTATTCTTGGGAGAGTCTTTGGGCCTTTTACTTGGTTATTCCCTATACCAAAAAGAGGTATGAACTTCTTCATACCTTTAATTGCCTCTTGAAATCTTTTTTCGTTTTCTTGAGACAAAGGTAAGAAGTCTTCGGGGTTTAAGGTAAGACCCATTTCTAACATTGTACTAAGTAGAGAGATATAAAAAGTTCTTTCTACTATTTCTTCTGAGTTTACCATTAAAGTCCTAATCTAATATTTAATTGAACACTCTGATTGCCATTGTCATTAATATACCCATTATAAGTTACCTGAATACCTCCAAAACCACTCATTATGGTTTGTAAATGACCAACACAATTTAATTCACTAACCCATTGAGTAGCAATATTTGAAGGATAATCGGTAAGCCATACTTTAAAGGGTATTAGTTCTGAACCAATACCTCCAGGGAATTGACCCTCTATTGTCTTACTTATATCGGTTATCTTAAATTGTTTTATAAATTTAGCAACTTGAATACCGTTGATAAGGTAGTACTGATAACCCTTTACATTACTAATCTGAGCAGTACTAGTATTTTGACCAAGATTTGGGAATGGTATATTCGGGGTTGGTTCAAAGCCATACTTAGTAGTTCTAGTACCTGGAGATTGAGTTATATTTAAAACTATCTCAGTGTTAGGTTCTTGCTGTGAGATAATCTTAACTATAGCAGTTCTTTCCAAGGGGTCATAGTTACTGGGGTTATGTTCTTGATTAGTAGATTTAGTTTTGATAGTAAGCTTACCTGCGGCATTAGCTTCTCCAATTTCTTGGGTTACCTCTAACCAATCTGAGGAGCTTTCAACTTTCCAATCTACAGCACGATATTCATCTTGAGGCTTATTATCGATAAACTTCTGTTGGTAACTGTATACACCTATTTCTAGGGTCTCACCCTTTTTAGTACCATCGAAAGTATGGGAAGTAGTTTCCGGAGTGATACTAAAATAAGTTCCCCAGGTCTCTACTATTTTAGGAGCAGCCTTTTGTATCAGAGTTACTTCCCTTTCTACACCCTGAACTACTACCTTGAGGACCTGCTCTTTTAAGGTCTGTTCTGTATTTACTGCTTTCGGTTTTACACGAATGGTAGCAGTACCAGTTCCTGATAGTGAAGATATTTCAAAATCTACTGCCATTATATAATCCTCCTTATTTCTTTTCTAACTTCATTACGTATTTCCTTTTGTAAGGCAGCTTTTCCACCAGCAGCCTTAAATGCAGGAGCCCAGAGAGGACGAGGTGGTAAATTACCATCTCTACTACCATACTCTAACATGATAGCTATCTGATTCAAAGTTTTTCTTGAAGTCTTACCAGTATAAGTAATCTTCTTGATTCCAATTGGTAAACCAACGAAAGTTCTTTTCTTACCCTTTACTAAAGTAACTGACCTGGCATATTGCCCTGTAAGATTTAGCATGGTATGGTCCCCATATTTCTTTATGGTACCAGGAGCATGTGGTGGCCAAGATACTCCGGAACCCCTTGGAGGTACACCAGTATTCAAACTTCGTCTTACTATACGAAGAAGTTGATTACCAAACTTTTCTGTACCTTTCGCATAACCCTTAGTTAAGATACTTGGAGTTTTAGCAATCAACCTTTCTGCACGAGCTTGTTCTCGTTTATCTACGTATATTTCTAGAGGACCAATTGGAGTCGATAGTGTAATATTAACCGACTTACTTGGCATAATTCTTATTATTGTTTAGGTTTATCTAATCCCAATTCTTGAGCAATCCTTAATAAAAGGGTTTCTTGGTTAGTTAACCTCTCATTCATGGATAACTTAAATTCTTCGAAATCTGGAGCAGGATTACGAGGTGATTCTGAACGATTATTAATTAAACCAAGAATATTATCGCATTCAGAAACAACGGCCTCAAATTTGGCTTTGTTATTTAAAATATTTAAAGCATTCTGTTTCTGCATTGATACCTCATTAATGATATTATCGAGATTAGTCGTATAATAGGTACCATTATAAATACCTTCATTTACATTAGTTGGTAAATAAATGGTAATTTGAGATATTGAATCTTGTATCACTAATTCGATACTGTTAACAAAACCTTCTTTACCATTTGAGGCCATTGGTTTACTTTCGCCAACTTTTAAAACTCTTGCTTGGTCAAAGATTGGATAACCAGACCGACGATCTTTCTCTAAGGTGAAAATCATATCACCCTTTTGTACTTTCTGAAAAATCAATTCTTCCATAATCATTTTCTATTTATTAAGTTTAAACCGAATGATACTGCACCTGGATTCTTCTGCATGAAGTCTACCAGTTTTAGAAATTGATAGTATCCAAATTGATTAATGAGTACCTGAGCTTTGTTTGCTACTTCTTGAGCAACCTCTATATTTGGAGCAGGTAATGCTAGTTGTATCTTAAATTCGGTGAGTTGTTCTTGTTGTTCCATAATTCCTTAGTTAATGTGTTAAAACGAAAAAAGGAGTGCATCTATTTTAGATGCACTCCCTTTTAGTCATCCCAGCAAATTAAAAATTACTGAGCCGGTGTAGTTGTACCTTTTAAGGCAGCCACAACTTGATTGATAATGTTCTGGTCTCTCTGAGCATCTACTACTCGATTAAGGCGGGCAATCTCCTGGTCTTTTGCAGTATTCTCGATGAGACACTTGATTTCCTGTTGGCCCTTCTTGAGGTCACAGCAGCAACGTTCCAACTGAAGAGCCAAGTCAGATTTTACTTCTTTAATCAAGCCTTTGGTTTCGCAGCAGCAATCTGACTGTTGGTGTTCCATGTTGCAGAGACGGTCCATAACACGATTGAAGCCTGCGCCCATTTGGTCACGAGAATCTCGGATATCCGAATTCGTTTTGTAGCCCAAATCACAAAGACCTCTTTCCGTAGTGAAACGGTTGTTAAGGATTTCTCTACCAACACCGGCAACATCTTTTGCTACCCCACTGATTTCTTGAGTAACTCCACGAGCAGCATCAGAGATATCTTTGTAGATACCCGCCTTTGCTTCCTGAACCGTAGCTTCTACTTTCTGAATATCAGCTTTTGTGTCATTGATTTTGTCCCATACGGAAACTGCAGCAGCACCAAAACCACCACCTACCAATGCACCACCCACGGCTCCCCATCCAGAGCCCCAACCGGAATTCCGGTTGCAACAGTCATTATAGCCTACAACGCCATCGCCAGCACCTTTTACTTCTACTCCCATAATTTTATTGGTTTTAGGAAATTAATAATCAAGTTTTTAGGGTCTCTCATATAATAAATACTGGTGTTGTATATAACCTATGATATACTAAATACATAATCATAGGTTATAGTAGCAGCATTCTGAGTTATATTGACTGTAAGCTCCCAACCATTATCATCATTCTCTGCTTGCCTTAATTTAATGGTACCTGACCTTGTTGATTCTACGGTATTCTCTGTTAAGGTTAAGGTTAACCCATAGTTTCCATTATCACTTGATAACGTTGTGATTGCTACATTTGTAACCCAACTTGGTTTTGAGGTTACAGTTAAAGCTAATGGGTATCTTGTACTTATTTCAGAACCGTTTATTACCTTAGTCTTAAAAGAATAAGCTACATCAACTGTAAAGTTATTACCTCCCAAAGCCGATAATCCAGTTCTAGAACTACTTCTAGAACCAGTAGGGGAAGTAAATGCCAAGTAATACTTATAAGATACTGAAGCAGCACTCTGTGTAACTTTAATGGTCTTAGTAGTTGCCCCACTATAGGATGCAGTTACTGTACAACTTCTACTTGAAGTACCTGTGTTCTCTGTAGCAGTAAGTACCGTCTCAGCTGAATTCAAACTAAATCCAGTACCACTTGCACTAACCGTAGGTGTAGCACTCTTCGAAGAACCTGCACTTATTGACCCTGAACTCCAATGGTTGGTAATAGGTATACTTACATTGGCATAAATATGAACACTACCTCCTGAATTAGAGATAGAATATGAATTTGCCGATAAGCTTATTACTGGTGTACCATCAGTAGTACTGGTAATTGAATTCGCTGCCTGGTATACTGGTACACTTACAGATTTGGTTTTACCATTTAGTGATAAGGTACCAATAAGGGCTCCTACCTGGGTTCTAGATTTAACCGTGGTTCCCAAAGAACCTGCACTAACTGCAGTACCATAACTAATGCTAGCACCGCTTGTAATTGTGCCTCCTCCAGTTGTAGAACCATTCCATCCCCAAGTCTGAGAATAAGTTGGCATAGTTGAGAATGAACTTCTACTTCCTCCACCGGCAGGTATATCGGATACGCTTCCTCCACTTGCAGTGATTTCACTATAAGTCTTATAACCTGCAGATTGAGAACAACTGATAGTTGCCTTCTTATTGGTCTCAGCTTGGGTTAAGGTTACCGTACCACTTCGTGTACTGGTAGAAGTATTATTACCCATAGTTACAGAAGTACCACTTCCAGATACGCTACCAGAGTTGGCTCTAGTATAAGTTAAAGCAATTTGGTTACCATAATTATGGCCATTTCTTAATTCTTGCTTGTATGAAGTTACCGTGAAAGTTTTAGTACCTCCAGTTGCCCCAAAAGACATAGAAGTGGGGTTTACACTAAACCCATAACTCCAAGATTGAGATGCAGCAGCTTGAGTAAAGGTTACTTTAAAAGTTTTACCAGATTCGTTCTGTGTAACAAGAGTATTGGAATCTGACCGAGAGGTTAATCCCAGATTCTCTGAAGCAGTCCAAGGAGGTACTTGATTACCGTGATTAGTTACCCATGTAGGTGTATTACTAATAATATAATTTACAGTAACTTCAGCTCCATTAGCTACTCCATCCCAATATTTCTGTTTCGTAGAAATAAAACCAAAACCCTGATTAGAAGAGCTGGGGTTACCCAAAGCATCAAAGCTTATACTACTGTATCTAGAAGTAAATGTATACTTATAGGTTACCTTATGAATATCTTCCAACTTTACACATTCGTTGTTTCCATAGGAACTGGCATTGGATAGTTCCAACCCCACATAATTCTCCCCGGTTCCTGTCGAGGAGAGTGCTAACAATTCAGCCTTGGTAGGGCAGTCATTTCCTGTCTTACCAAGGCCTACTTTAGTTTTGACAGCACTCCAGGTTGCTATCTCTCCCATGATTATTTATTTTTAAGTTCTTGAATCTCAGCCTTCAAAGCCTTAATCTCATCGTAGAGAAGTTTAACACCTTCAATTGCCAAGGTTGACATCTTGTGATATTTAACTTGTTTTACGAGTACATATTCTTCTCCATTGATTTCCAAAGTTTCGAATTCCTCTGGATTAGGTACTGTAGATTTCTCTACTGGAACTTCCTCTACATATTTACCAAATCCCAATCCCTCAAGATTCTGAGCAATAGTTCCCTCGTCCTCTTTACCAAGCATTTCGAATGACTTGGTTGGTATCTGGCAAATCTGTTCCAGAGTATGATTCAAATCCGTAATGTTAGATTTGAGTCGAACATCTGAAGATTCTTTGAAGAAACCAGAAGGAGCCGTGGTCTTAGCAAATACTACCTGGTCGGTAGTTGCCAAACTCAATTGAGCTCTAGTTACTACGTGAGGATTATCTCTTCTACCAGCATGGCTATTGATAGAAGTCTGAGCAGCAGTACCTGCAGCCTTAGCATCAGCAATAGCAGTAGCTTGAGCAGTAGATACTGGCTTATCAGCATCAGAAGTATTATTAACATTACCCAATCCAACCTGAGTTTTAGTAACTGCATGAGGATTAGATTTATTGGCAATGTGATTATTTACCTTAGTTTCTAATGCAGTTACATCTGAACCAGTATCGGCAATCAAATCGTCAACGTAAGTTTTCAATTCTGTACGAAGAGCATTGATAGCATTAGTTCTATTGGTAATCTCATTTGCCAACCCCTGTACCGTATTATCCAAGTTAGTCTTATCAGCTGCAGTCATTACACCTGCAGTAGTCTTAGTTGCTGCTGGTATGGTGACATTCACATCTGTACCTCTACTATATGAGCCCTCTTCGGTATTCTTTACCCATCTAAAATACTTTAATCCGAGATTATTCGTATTTTGGGTAACACCGTTTATTACCGTCATTATCTCCTGAGGTAAACTATTGATTAGTTTATCATGCTCATTATCTTTTGCAATACGAGCCTCTTGTTCATCCTCTATGGCTTTCGGTAGGGTTTGATTAAGTTTTATTACACTTTCTGCCTCCATCAAACCGGCTTCTTGAGTAGTGGCATTGGTTAGTGGAATAATCATCCCCTCAGGCTGATCTATGTAATGACCCTGGTCATCTAAAGAAGAATAATTACACTGAATAATTATATTCCTCTTGTTTCTGTTAGCTATTGAAATATTACTGATTAAATTTCTAGGCATACTAGATACCACATCCTCAAGATGTTTACCTCTACTACCCTCGAAAGCAGTACCTGCAATTTCCCCAATGATAAGAGACGAAGTATTACTGTCTACGAATTTAGTACCTGACCAACGGAATTGGTATGGAGGTTCACCATCGGCAACATTTATATAAATCTTACCAGATTCTCCAATTACGGGAGTTTGGTGACCTGCATCCGTATACAATTGAACATTAGTAAGACCTCCAGTGGGGCTTACATCATAGGTAGCATATACTTCAAGTACATCATCTACATATGAAGGCAAATGGTTAGCAGGTACTAACCCCTTCCCATCCAATGGAGCAAATCCACCAGCTTGACCTTTAGTTGCTACGAAAGCATCATGTTTAGCTTCTAGAGTATTAATATTATTCTGTAACTTAGTTTCAAGGGCAGTATCTGCCGCAGTTCTATCAGCAATCTCTTTATCAATCCTTGCACCCAATGCAGTATCAGCAGAAGTACGAGCAGTTGCTTCATCGTTTACAGCTTTAGTAAACTTGGTATCTAAAGCAGTATCTGCAGCTTTTCTATCAGCTACTTCTTGAGCAAGAGCGGCTTCTGATTTACCGTCCAAAGCTTCGATAGCATCTTTACGGTCCTGAACCTCTTGAGCAATAGCATTGGGTAATGTCTCATCCAGATTAACTTTATCTTGGGCGGTCATTACACCAGCTTTCTCTGTAGTAGCTGCTGGGATATAAGTAGTCTTATAATCTTCAGGCTCATGAGTATAAATACCCTCTTCTTTTTTAGAAGAGAAATTATGAGTTAAAGTAACATGACTACTTTGTTGACCTACCTCAACTGGTTTATCACCAGATAAGATAATAATATTATCTGGTATAGAATCAAACAGCTTCTTATCTGCTGCAGTTTGTACACCAGCTTTCTCTGCCGTAGAGGCAGGCAATGTAATAGGATTCTGTTCTACTGTACCATCTTCAACTACGGTCTTAGTAGCAGCTATGCCAACAGTAGTTTCATTGGGAGTTACTGCACCAAGAGCAAAGTTAGCCGTAGAGATTCTATCTAACTCAACCTTATCCTTAGCAGTCATCGTACCAGCCTTAGTAGCCGATACCTGAGGCAAATCGAAAGTTTCGGTAGTATCAGCATTCAAACCGTTATCCTTAGTTACGGTTACTGTTACCTTATTAGCATCAGAAGCTGCAGAGAGGTCAGTTAAAGAATTTGGGTCTAACCCATCTAACTTAACCTTGTCTGCTGCAGACATAACTCCAGCAAGAGTTTGAGTTACCGGAAGTAAATTCTTGGTAGCTTCTACTTCTTCACCATATTGGTTATTTGCCTTATCCTTGGTTGAAGTCTTTACTTTGAAAGAAAGCTGAGTACCTGTTCGGGTTACAGTACTAACATCGGTAACCATGGTATCAGGCAAAGCATCAGAAGTACCTTCTTCAGCTACCAGTCTTTCTTCATGGTCATCGGTAATGTTAGTGAACTTATTATCTAAGGCAGTATCAGCATCGGTTCTGTCCTGAATTTCTTTATCGATACGTTTACCCAAAGCTGTATCGGCAGCAATACGGGCAGCTTCTTCTGCATCGATGTTATCCTGGAGAACTTTATCTGCGGCCTTTCTTTCCTCTCTCTCTGTATTTAAGTCAGAAGTATTCTGGTCAATCTTTGCTTCTAATCGAATATCCTCAGCCTTACGAGCAGCGATTTCATTATTCAGCAAATCGGTAATGGCAGTATAGTTACCATTAATGTTATCCTGAATACCCTGAATCAATTCCAGATTACGTTGAATATTGGCAGCATTCTGAGTTACCAGAGCATTGGTAGCATTCAAGGAAGTTAACAGTTCAGTCCGTGTTTCACTTACAAAAGTTCTCAACTCATTTACCGTAGTAGTAAGTGTAGTACTTAAGTTAGTGAAAGACTGTTGTAGGGTATTATCCCCTTGTTCACGCAGATTCTTTTCGGCAGTAAGCTTATTCTCCAACTCGGTAAGCTTAGCAGTCATTGTAGTTGCAAAGTTGGGGTCATTTCCAAGGGCATCGGCAATCTCTGCCAAAGTGTCAAGTACTTCTGGAGCAGAGCCAATAATTTTTTGAATTGCTGCCTCTACTTGTTCAGAATTTTGGAAATCCGAATCATTCAACAATTCAGATACCTTTGTGATATAGTTAGCATGTTCCTCAATGCCATCCAACTTAGCAAAGAGTAAATCAGTAAAGTCATTTGAAGAAAGTACTTTACCGTCTACCTTATCTACCTTCTTTCCATCCATTGCCTGGTCAGCAGCAATTCGATCTGCTTTTTCCTGAGCAATAGCATTATTAATAAGGGTATCTTGGTTAGCACGTTCTGTAGCTTCCTTATCGATATTATTCTGCAACTCGGTATCACCAGCTAAGCGGTCATTCTTTTCGGTAAGTATATTTTGGTTGATACCCGCCATATCATCTTTATGGTTCTGAAGGTTGGTATCAATCTTTGCCTCAAGTGAAGTCTCTTTGGCAATTGCTCGGTCTTTCTCTGCATTAATAGCAGTAGTATTAGCATTTACCTTTGCTTTTAATTCATTCATAGCATCGGTATTACCTGCCTCTAGAGAATCAATACGAACTCCCAAAGCATTATCACCAGCAATACGGTTTTCCTTTTCTTGTTCAAGCTTAGTATTAAGGCTAGCTACCTCAGATTCCAAAGCCTGCTTAGCATTATCCAATTTAGCCGTAAACTCAGTACTCAAGGCTTTATCGGCTGCAATACGGTCTGCTGCTTCTTTATCCAAATTTACCTGAAGAACTTGGTCTGCAGCTTTTCTTTCTACACTCTCAGTATTAAGGTCAATATTGAGAGTATCGATACGAGAACTCAAAGCACTATCAGCATTGGTACGGTCAACGATTTCCTCGTTAATCATATCCTTAACTTCCTTGTAGTTATCCCCTACAGTCTTAGTTAAATTTGTGATTGCCTCTGAATTTCTTTCTATATTATGTTGGTTAGTAGCGATTGCCGTAGTATTGGCATTTACCTGCTCGGTAAGCTCATTACGCAAGGTATTGATAGACTCTTGCATACTCAAAGCCAAGTCTGAGATACGCTGGTTAACATTAGCCAAACTTTGAGTATATGCTTCATCGGCAGTCTTTCTTTCGGCAATCTCTTTATCCAAGTTAGCCTGAATTGTGGCATCGGCATCTTTACGGTCTTGGATTTCCTTGTTAAGGTTATCTCTTACAACTCCAATAGCAGCATTACCAGTAGCAGACTTATTGTCTACATATTCTTTCAGTTTAGTTTCGAGAGCAGTGTCAGCATCCTTACGGGCTTGAACTTCAGCAGCTACCTCAGCACTGTTTGCCTCATCTCCTGCAATACGGTCTTCGATTTCTTGGTTAACCTGTTCTGTGATTGCAGCCAACTTCCTAGTGATAGTAGTTGCAAAGTTGGGGTCATTTCCAAGGGCATCGGCAATTTCCTTAAGAGTATCAAGTACCTCTGGTGCAGAACCGATAATCTTTTGGATAGCAGCATTTACTTCTTCTTCAGTTTGGAAACCGGCATCATTGATAAGCTGGGAGAGATGGGTAATATAGTTTGCCTTCTCTTCAATTCCATCAAGCTTAGCTTTGAGGATATCAGTAAAGTCATTCTTGGTCAAAGAATAACCTTCACGTTTATCTACCTTCTTAGTATCAAGGTCCTTATCACCCTTTTCTCTAGCAGCAGCCTCTACAGCAATAGCATTGAGCAATTGTTCTTTGTCTTCTACACCCTGCTCTTTTACATCGTCAATTTTGTGTTCAAGAATTAAATCCTGAGCAGCACGAGTGGTAGCCTCTGAATCTATATTGTTCTGTAATACCTGGTCTGCAGCAGTACGTGCTTGAGCTTCTTGGTCAATTTTACCTTGAAGAGCATTGTCTGCATTAGTACGGTCTGTTACCTCTTTAGAGATTTCATTATGAAGAGCTTGGTCCTCAGAATGACGGTCTACCTTCTCTTGGTCAATTTTACCTTGAAGAGCTAAAGTATCAGCCTGACGATTAGTGATTTCCTCGTTAATCTTAGAATCCAGTACAGTATCTGCATTTGTACGATTTGCAGTTTCTTCAGCAATCTTTGCCTCGAGTGCGGCCTTATCATTGATATGGAGAGTCTTAAGGTTATTTACACTTTCCTTAATCTCATTATCGGCAGCGATACGTTCATCTTTTTCCTTTTGAATAAGGTCCTTGAGTTCTTTCTCAAGTTCACCATTATCTTGATTTACCTTATCTTCAAGGTCTTTGATGTCTTCAGCATTCTTATCTACCTTCTTCTCAACTCGGTCGATTTCAGCTTTTAAGTCTGCCTTAACGGTATCAATCTTCTTATTGATTTGGTCTAACCCATATTCTAGGTTATCCTGAACTGCAGCTACTGCAGCACCCAGAGCAGCTTCGGCTTCCTTAGCACGATTAACCTCTTCGGTTAAAGCAGTACGAAGGTCGGTTAATTTATTAGTGATAGTAGTTGCAAAGTTGGGGTCATTGCCCAATGCTTCTGCCAACTCTTTAAGAGTATCAAGGGCATCATCAGCACCATCAACCAAATCACTAATCATCTGTTTAACTTCTTCCTCGGTTTGATATTTCAAATCATTCTCAAGCTGAGAAACTTTAGTGATATAATTTGCATGTTCTTCGATGCCATCAAGTTTAGCCTTCAACTCATCGGTAAAATCATTTTTCGATAAGTCGTATCCTTCTTTCTTATCTACCTTATTCTTGATAGAAAGTACGAAGGCCCAGAACTCATTTATAGTTCCTCCAAAGCCAGCTTTAACAAAGTCATCATAGTAACCCTGTAATAACCGCTGGTCTATTTCTTCGCAGGTATAATACTTACTTACATACATATTTTATAAAATTTAAGGATTAATTACTGCACGTTGACGACCCAGTAAGAATTCAGAATCGATATCCCTGAATGGTTCTCCCTCTGAACCACAGAAGGCATTCATTGGTACATCTGGATTTTCGGGGTCTACATCTCCACCGTCCTCAATATCTCCCCGTATGCAAGCATAATCAGGAAGCCTATTTACACGGAACTTTATTACCTGGCCTATACCAGGATGAGGTATTATTTTATCCCAGATATCCCCGAAGTAATCTTGAAAGCAGGTGACAAATTTGTTTCCGGTCATCGATTGAAATGCCGTTACATCATTGCCATTACCTTTCATTTCAATATGAACTCCAGAGGTACCATTGAGGATAACCAGATTACTATCAAACCAAATTCCACTGTTTGTAGTAATTGGTGTCCACCTCAGTACTAACATCTTTGCCATATACTTTATTTTTATTCTACAAATTCAACTTTGGTATCTCGGTCTCTCTTTAGGATAATCATGAAAACTAAAGCCTCATCCTTTGCCTGAGCAGTCTGAGTATCTCCAGAAGGCTTATACGTTATACCATTAATTACAAACCTATCTTGTTCCCAATTAAAATCCCAATAACCTTCCGGTGTAAGATAACCGATTTGTTCTATATAAGATTTAGAAATTAGTATTGATAAGTTTTCATCATCCAATTCTCCTGAAATAGTTGCCTTATTGATAGGCCAGTTTCTGAAAGCATTGTAGTAACACAATGCTTCGATTTGGATGTTATAATATTTAGGTATACTGTCTTCGGCATGACTGAGAAGCTGATTAACATGTTTGGCCCAAGTTATGGTTTGTCTACCAGCATCCCAATCTAAGAAGTCAGTGATAATTTTCTTGTATCTATCCCAAGAGCGGTTCTTTACCATTCTCCAGGGTTCTTTTGTCATAACTTAGTTAAGATTGATTTCTTACCACCTTTTACTGGAGCACTTGGGTTGGGTCCATCTAATACTCCAGGTTGCCTTCTGTTAACTACTTTGGGAACTACGGTTCTGAATACTTCATCACAGAACGGTAAGTAGATTTCCAATCGTGAAGCTAACATACAAAGGTTCTTTCTTAATTCATCTATTAATCCACCCGGTTGCATTGCTTGAGAAAGTGTTTTCCATAGGGAACTTGTAGCATCTGCCAAGGTATCATAATATTGCACTTCAGTAGGCCCAGTAGTGATTTGTTTAATCCTATCACCTCGGGCAAGTTCGGGTTTAGAAGTACCATCACCAGTTTGTTCTTTGGTAGAGGTTAATTGACTTAGGTATTCTGAAGTACTTGTTAATAGATTAAGTATCTTCACATTGAGAAAGTCCCATGCTGCCAATTCCATTATTAATTGGTTTTCTAGTGCTTCATACCATAATTCATCAGTATACTTATCTGCAGGAATTTGGTGATTTACTAGAGGACCAATATAATATTGCCATTTGGTGATGTAGATAGATTTATCTTCCCTGGTCATCCCCTCTGATATCTCTGAAGGAATATAGTGGTCGATTAAGTTATATATTGTATCGGCTAATGCCGTATGACCATAATCACAAACTACCAGAGTCTTATCTACGGTGATATCTAAACCATTAGAGTTGGTTACATGTAGGGTTACTGTATAGAAACCGGGAGTTTCATAAGAATAGGAAACATGTCTTCCACCATTGAAAACCTCTCCCTTATCATCGCCAAAGTCCCAGTCAAAAATGGATTTGGCCGGGACTTTGGATATGACTCTGAATGAAACTTCCAGACCTGACGTAACGTACAAAAAGTCCAGATTGTTATTCATATTAGTCTGTCTTATGTAATTTTCATATATTACCCTTTAGAAGAGGATTCGAATTCTTCCAGCAAAGCCTGAATAAGTGTTTCTACTGTATCATCTTTCTCGGCAACGATTTCATGAAGACCTGCTACCAGTTTCAGTTCTTCCAGGGAATAGCCCTTTGCAAGTTTTTCAAGAGTCATGCCTTTCTTGAACTGAGCATTCAGTCTCTTATCCAACTTTTCGATGTCGGCCTCTGAATACTTTTCGATTTCTGATTTATCAGCAATGATAATCAGATGGCCAGAGGCAATTGCCTTCTGAATCTTTGGTGCACGGAATTGACGACGAGAGAGTTCCTTGTCTTCTCCTCTACAAACGGTAATACCAGTTGATTGGTCATGAAAACTGTAAGCTCTTGGTCCCACAGTTACTGTATATTTATCTTTAGCCATATTTCCTAAGATTTAAAAATGATTAAAAAGAGAGGATAGGTCTTTTTAGTTACCTACCCTCTCAGGGAATTTATATAGATGAAACCGGGCGTCCCTTATTATTCTAGGTTAACCATCAAATATGGGTCTACGTTCATGAACTCGGGGAAGCCAAATTCTGAGAACTTCTTGTCAGCAGCCAGCAACAGAGTTGCATCCTGGTACATCTTAGAGAAGCCAGTAGTCAAGCTTGCATAGATTGCCTGAGTCTGGTTAGAAACGATTCTTTCAGATTCAAGCATCAACTGACGAGCAGTAAGCTTAATCAAGGCAGCAGATGTATCAATCAACAGCAACTGTTGGTCGGGTGTACCCGGGTGAATGTAGAAGTCAGCATTCTTGGGAACAGGAGACTTAACATTCAGGGTAGCTTCTGTAGTACCAGAGTGACGATCCTTGAATTCCGGCAAGTTCAGCATTTCGATTGCCTGGTCTTCACCACCAATCATAGTTTGGAAGTTACGTCCCATACGAGCAGCACGTACCCAAATATGCAGAAGGTCTTTGTAAGTGATACCGTTAGTTGTTTCGTATACACCGATTACCGGGGCAGACTCAGAGCCATCAGGGTTGTTACCATTGATAGCAACGTCCATAGCCAGAGTATCCAGAGCATAACCCAACTGAACACCAAAATCACGAAGGTAGATTCCCAAGACATCGAGTGAAACATAGTTACGAACTTCATCAGTAAGTTTGAAACCTTTTCCGATTTTGAAGAGGCTAACCGATTTCTGTCCGAAGCTAACATCACCCAATGGGATAGTTTCTGCCTCATTAACCTTTGCAGGGGCAGCATCCGACATGTTAACCATAGGCATGATTGCTTGTAAACCATTGATTGGTTGGTCAGATGCAATGATATTTGGATAGAACGGAGCCTGGCGCATACCCAATGTGATAGCAGCACGAATGATTTCCGGAACAATCCAACGAATATTCTGTTGGGGCATTGTAAAGATGTTCTGCATCGTGTCCACTTTTGGATTGATGCCCATCTTTTCAAAAAGTTCATCTTCTGAAATACCCCATTTACCTGTAACCAATTCTTCAAAGGTTACTTCTACAGGCTTCTTATCCTGTGAACCGGAACGAACAGCTTCCAAGCTTCTTACCATTTCCGGCAGCTCATTCATAAAGTCCTGAGCCTTCATTTTTGTAATATCAATCTTATTTTCCATAACTTTCTTTTCTCTTATTTAATGAGTACTTGGATTACCTCATTTGCCTCTTCTGCAGGATTGAGGGCAATGAACGGAGTTGAAATACCTTGATTAGCCTTAACGAAACGGTCGTTAAGCAATGCTCCATCGGGAGTTACATAGCCAGCTTCGATAGTTCCGTTTGATACCCAGTTACAAATCATATAACCTTCTACAGCCACGGTTACTTCTACTGGGAAGTTTCTTTGAGGCTGATAAGCCGGGTTAACGTTATCCGTTACTGCCACACCCAAGTAAACTTGAGTAGACGGGTCGGTACAAGGGTAGATCAAACCGTCTTCATTTAAAGCTACCGGCATACCTTGTACAATTTTCTCTCCAGCTTTAACATTGAAAGCCTGATGCAATTTGTGGGATTCACTCTTGTAAATCACCGCTCTCGGAGTTCTTTCCCCAAAGAGAGTAAGTTGCTGAGGATCGTTTACGATTTTCGTTGTTTCCATAATGCGGATATTTATATAATAACTTATTTAATTTTGTTTCGATACAAATTATCGATCACATTCTTAGTACTCGGTAATTCAGAATTCTTGGTTGTGTCTGCACCGTCGGTAGTTTTTTTACCTTGAGTATCATCTTCAGTAACTGAAGAAGCACGGTTAACATCCTTAGAACCACACTTAGAGCAGGTGAGAGGGAACTTCTCTTCCAAGCGAGCTTGGTAATCCTTAGTCAAGGAAACAAGAGTAGTAATACCAGTTGTTTCTGCATTAAGCATTGTAACAATGGTTTCATCGGCATTATCACCCATCAATTTTTTGTAGGTTGCTACTGCATCTTCACGAAGAGAAGCAATATGATTCTTTCCTACAGTTGCCATCTCTTTCAGATTAGCCACTTCTGCATTCAAGTTAGTAACCTGTTCCGTAAGAGAATTTTTCTCTGTAGTAAGGTTATCTACTGAAGTTTGCAGTTCATTTCTGGATGATACCAAACTTTGAATGCAGGCAACTACTGTTTCCTGATTCATTTCTTTACCTTCCTCAAGGGTAAGCAGATTATCCCCGAAGAGGCTCTCTAGAAATTTTTGTAATTCGTTCATACTATTTTTTTCGTTTGATTGATTATCCTTGGCATCATTATCATTAAAAGAACCTTGAGTATCGTCCTTTTCTTGATAAGAAGTTAGGTCAGATTTATAATCGGTAAAGAAGTATTGCTTCGATTTATCGTCTCTGTATTCTTCATAAGATGCCCAAGTTCTTTTAGCAAAGGTAGGATTAATAATCTTACCATCAGAACCGATTTTTTGAGCAAAAGAATCAGCTCCATGAGATACCAATGAAGTCTCCAGGTAACGAACTATCTCAGTAACCATTCTACGTACCATCACTCCCTTAGAATCATAGGTACCGAGTTTCTGATAGAATTCGTTATCCTCCATTTGAGGATGTGATTTATCCCACTTGAATTGTACTGTGACAGAGTTACTGTGAATTGAGGGTGGTTCCATAAGTATACCTCTAGCAATCCTTGGATTGGCTTTACCATCAATTTTCAGAATACCGTTGATACCTGCAGGTATAGTGAAGCTTCCATCTTTGTAAGACTCTTGCCACATTACCTGAGATACAGCACCGATAGCATTACCTATGTTAGTTTCATGGTCACAGTTTACTGTTTGACCAAGTAACATTTTCATAGAAGCTTTCAATACTCCATTTTGACCAAAATCTGTAGGGTTCCAATTCTTAGATACAATCGTTTCCGAAAGTAATCTGAACATAGGTTCAATAAACTCTTCATCTTTAGGAGTTAATTCTGATTTATCCAGGTTAGGGTAATAGGTATTATAATCTATATCCCCTCCCCAAAATCCAAATTGAGCAATGGAGTCCGGTGTAGGATTCTTCCATTTATAGTAATTCTCTGAGAAAGTCTGGGCTCCCACTGCTTCTGGTATATAACCAGCCATAATGGTATGGCCTTGACCTATCACCATAGAATCAAGATGCTCTTTGTTTTTCTTTGTAAATTTACTCATCTTGGTTTAGTATTTTGGTCTCCTCGAGAAGGAGCCGGGTTATTCTTATCTCTTGACCTACGAGCAGATTGATTTTTATCATCCTGCCTTTGTTTCTTCTTAGTTCCTTCTTGGGGGTCTGTATTACCTCCCTTAGCAAATTGGTCCTCAAGTGAAACTCTTGGTTCTTTCTCATCAGGAGAATCATAACCCATTGCCCAAGCATATTGCTCTTGACTAATGATACCAGCCTTATACAATAAGTCAAGGTTCTGTATCTTATACTGAAGACCTTGTTGGATTTTAACTTCATCAGAAACTGTAGAAGTTCCCCAATCAATCTTCATTCCCTTATTATTAAAGCCTGCCAGACGCAGTTCTAGAGAATAAAGTCGATCTAATACATAAGCTACAAGCATTTGGATATTTTTTAACTGGCTAATCATCTTAGACAGCATTATACCCGTTGCCCCTTCACCAGTAGTAGCAGATACTCCAATAATAGAACCATTAACTCCCAAACCATTAGCCACGGATTGTTGATTCATATTCCAAGGCTTTTCGATATTACCAAGTTCTTTGGTAGTAGAGTTGAGTTTAAATTCGTGGTCATCAATATAACCCGCAACAACCCCATCCTTCATGCCATCCTTAACATTACGTTTTAAAAGATTGAGCTCTCGGTTTAGTCTAGATTCATAGGCATTTATACTTTCGTTAGCCCTTTGAGGGGATTTCTGCATTTTAGCTTCAAGAAAACCCACCATACCACAAATCTCCATTATATGTTTGAAATTAATCTTCATATCATTTTGACCCTTGAGAGAATCTAAGGCAGGCATAAAGGGAGGAACTCCATAGGGTTCATCTGTATCATTGAACATACCAACATAGAAATAAGTTTCTGGGTTAAGCTTAATGTAATCTTGTTGCTTGTTCCAGTAATTATGATTCTTTTGATAAGGATGATACACCCCATTTAATTCACGTTTAAACTTGATATATTCTGGTTTAAGGAATAATACCGTAGCCAAACCATCTAGTTTATCATTGGGAACTCCCTCTACAGATATTGCTCCACTTACAAGAAGTTGAACAATCATTTTGTTAACTAAACCATCTATACCGGCAGTATATCTGGTCCATCCTTTGGTTGCTTTTTTAAGATGGTCTCTCATCTTAGAAGCCTCTTCATCGGTATTGTTTGGAAAGGTTACTGTATGACTGGTGTTAGCTAACTTAAACATATCTTGCAATGCGATGCCCATATCCGGATTTACTTTATATAAATCTCGGATTAAAGGTATTACATCAACACGAAAAGAGGGCTCAACTAATTTAGTCAACCCCTGTAATGATGTGATTAAGTTATTGCTATCATCGTCAACTGAAACTCTACCAGGTGATATTGGAGTGGTAGGCTTTTGCTCTTTATTAGAGGAGGTACCATCTTTGGGAGGGTCCTTCTTACGTCCCCAAACCCAACTAAAATTGAAGTACTTTTTCATCTTGGTTGTACGATTACGTTAGTTTTTCCTTTCCTTATGTGATTGCATATTGCTTTTCCAAATATATCATCATCTGAGTATACGTCTCCTTCAAGGTCTACATCAACAGCAGAATTATTTGCTCTATGTTTACCCATTGCAACAGGCCTACCTAAACCATCATAGATGAAAGTATAAGCTTCCTGAACAAAAAATGGGTCCTTTATGATTACGTTATCATTTCTGATATCTTCTTCTAAGTTTTCTATTATCACTGAACGATTCTTTTGTGTAGTTAACCAACCCGGAGATTGGTCCATTTCTGGTCTACTCTTTCCCTTTTTCTTAAGCATTTTTTGGTAGTAGTACAGCTTTGGATAACCTTCATCTTGAAGTTTAGAGGTTACTGCTAAACCCACATCATTAGATTCCGGAGCTATAGTAGCCCAATTATACAATTGCCCGGTATCTCCAAGTAATTTAGCATAAGCCCCTACTGCCATCCTTCCCTTATATATTGATTGTTCTTCTCCTAGCTTATCCATACAAGTGAATGAGGAATAGTCAGAAGCTCTACCAGTTGCAACGTCAGCACCAATGAAATATTCTTTGTCAGATTCTGGTTCACAGAATTGCCTGTATTGACCATTGAATCTTTTCTTTATTACTGGATAATCACTAAGGCAGTCTTCGATAGCCTTAATATCAGCTAAATCGAAGACTGTATTACCTGATGACAAGAAGTCACCGTCTATTTCTTGTGCTGTTCGTTTTGCACCCAAAGCAGAAGACATTTGGTTATACCAATTTATATCTCGTTCCGGGTGCATCTGCCAGTATAATCGAATGGGATTGAATGGGTTACCTCCAGCAATGGCATCTACCCAAGTTGAATGATAAAAGTTACCAACTCCATAAGGAGTGGAATTGACGATGGCAGCTCCACCAGTGGAAAGAGTAGGAAAAGCAGCAGCCCAAATTTGAGCAGCCCATCTAACTACTGCTGCCTCGTCAATTACCAAAAGGGAAAGAGATTCCGAACGACCGGCTTCGGATGATGTCGGAATTGATTCAATAAAAGACCCATTATCAAATTCTATCATGGATGCTGATCCGTATTCACCAGCCCTACCGTTTATAATGGGAGTTTGAAGGTACCAGGGTAGATTTTTGTACATGAACTTAATCTTCTTAAGTACTTTTTTAGCAGTGGTATCCTTGATAGAAATAATGTTTATCTTTTTGTTGGGATGGTACATCGCCAACCAAAGACAGTACATAGAAATCAATTCTGTAATACCTGCCTGACGAAATTTCAAAATGATATTGAAACGTTGAGCAATAAAATTATACAAAACCGATTTTTGAAATGGGTAAAGTTCGAACCTTACCTTTCCCCTTACTGGATGTATCACATAACAGAAAAGACTGAAAAAGAAAACATCTACTGTAACCCTTGAGAGATTTGATAACTCTTCTCGAGTTAAAGTAGTTCTAGTTTCTGAGATAGTCTTTGCCATATCTAAAAGTTATAGGTTATTTGAAATTCGATGTCAGTACCTATCCCAGATTTTATCTTCGGATAGTAAAAGGTATTGACTCCGAGTTTGTAATTAAATCTCTTAGTCTTGATTGAAAGACCAGCTCCCATATCGAAGAGATTATTGAAAGGTCTATATTTGCCATAAACGTATGGACTAAGTGATAACCTTGCAACTTTCTTTCGAGTTAATTGACCTTCATACCAGTTGTAGTTGTACTTATCTAAGTCAATTTTGAACAGCTTAGTTGAATAAGTTCCAGTCTGTTGATTGAATAAACTCAAATTCAACTTATCTTTCTTCAAAACAATTTGAACCAGGGAATCTTGGTTACTGATAACTGGCTGCCTTAGCATGGAATCAGGAAAGAGAGTTGGCTGCTTATTATCATGAACTAAGATTTTACCTGGTTCAACTTTTTCTGAGTACTTCTTCTCTGGTTTGAAGGGTTTCTCTGTGTATACTGTATCTGGGATTTCATTGACCGCTAGTTCCAGGGAATCAACCTCTCGAGAAAGTTTGTAATTCCTGAAGCAAAGGTAAATAGTAAATCCTAGAAGTACAATGAACAAGGCCCTTTTTAAATTCTTCATGTTCAAAAATTTTAGGAAGTTCGCACGCTAATGATACTATCTATTCGGTAATCGCTAAGCGATTACCTTTATCGAACGAAGTGAGATAATATCCAAATATACTACTTACGATATGATATATGAATAGCTATATATACGCAGATAAATATATAGATATATATACGTAGTATATTATATATCTATATATTTCAAGGCACCCCAGAAACTTATATATAAGACTTTATATATAAAGCTGAAACTCAAGGTTTCTTGGTATTTGCCTTTTTGAGGCATTTTTTGAACCAAATCCCTACCTCATAAACCGATCCCTTGGCAATTGTGTACCTTGCCTTGTTAAGCCAGTAATGGTAATCCTTAAAATCACCCTCGAAGGTATCACCATTTTTGTGAAGGTAAATTTCGAATTTATCGGGGAATCCCATAATTGCCTTGAAGTCTTCGATTCCCAAAGGGTAGCCATCGGGTCTAAATTGCCTATCTGCAGGTCTGAGAGTTAAGGGGGGTTTATCATACTCCAATCGATACACTCCTGGAAGAGTACTCATCTTTGCAGTTTTGATAGGCCACTTCTTTTCATCCTTGAAATCCCTAACCCAGAGCCTATGTATCTTTGCTACTGTGAGATTCTTCTTCTCTGGAAGCTTTCGATAATCATACATTGCCAGAGTTTTACTCATAAACGGAATCTGGTTAGTATTATTTTTCTGAGAGAATGTGAGTGGTTTAAGTAAATTTCTAGTAGTTGTTGGAGTTTTTACTTGAAATACTTCATCAAAAGCATTCAAGTATTTCTTACCAGTCTTTTTATGTACTCCAATGATGAGTAATCGCTTCCTTGACTCCTGTGAGTTTCCGTAATCTAAAACTGACCTTTCGTGAAAAATTAATTTATAGTCTTTGAATGTTTCCTCAAAGAAATCCTTGGGAAGCAGTGTTAGCAGTCTTGGTAGATTTTCTATAAGAAATATCTTAGGTTTATACTCGAGTATTGATGCAATTACTAGATTGAGACTACGATTATCCTTTGGATTGCCCAATTCTTTTACTTTAGATAACCTCATTACTGAGGATGCTCCACAATCGGGGCTTGATATAATTATGTCTACTTTCTCATCGAACTCTTGTAAACAAAAGCCCTTATAGAACGGTATATCTCCAAAGTTTAATTCCCATTGTTCTTCGCCCGGAGTGTGGAATACTCCCCTTATCTCTATGTTCCCTAACAAATTTTTCTTAAAAGGGAACAGGAGTGCACCCTGTCCAGCGCACACTCCCAATACCCTTAGTTTCTTCATTTCTTGTAACTTCTCAATTTGATGTACTTAATCCAAGCAAATGGTTTACGGTCTTCCAAATAACTCAGATTCTTATCATTATTGTGAGCTTCTTCTTCAAAACTTACATCATGATACCTTTCATTCTGTTTATCCCATTTGGCAAAACACAGAATGAGAAGATATTCGATAATATACCAAAGGTAGAAGAGACCAAAACAGAGAACTACTACCCACCAGAAGGATATATCGAATAATACCCAGAGTATGATACCAAGTATCAAACCGACTATACTACACTCAATCTGTTGTACCTGATGGATTCTCTCATGGTTGATATCATCCGGTTTACACTCCTCTACTCTATGCTTGAAAAAAGAGTTGTACAACACGGTTATTGCCTTGTAACTGGGGAAAAGGAATACTTTTGCTACCCAGCTGTTAAAATGACATCTTTTCATAACTTATCTTTGAAATTTTCGTAAGCATTTCTTAACTTTTGATCATAGGCATTCTGGGCATACCCGGGACCATTATACTTTTTGGCAAAGCCAGCCCAGTCTTTTGCTTTGAGTTCTTTCAAACAACCAGAGTTATTCATGAAATAATACATGAGTTCCAATTGTTTCTCATGAGATTCAGACATCTTGTGAACAAATTCGAAGACATCTTTACATCCACAAAGGTGGTGATTGAAGCCCATAATTTGGAACATACCCCAACTTGCAGACTTTAATGCACATTCCTCATCAATTTCTTTGGCTAATTCGAGTCTCTTATACTCGTGTACACCTCCCAAATACTTCGATTTATCCCATTTGGGGAAGAAAACTGTAGAGTATCTCTTACAAAGATAACCCAAATCCCTATCGGGGAATTTTTTATGTACTTCTTTATACATAATGTGACCCTCAAAGAGAATTTGAGGCCTACCATCAGCTAAAAACCCGTCTCTACCAGCTGCTTCCACCAATTGGACAGCCTTCAATAGAGCAGGTTCTAGACCTAAGCGATTAGCAAGGTCTTTAATCATTTCATTTGTTAGTTTATCCATAACTTATCAGTTTTAATGGTTCAATTTTAGTAACAAAAGTATTGCTTATAACCCATTTTTAGGATGTTTCGAGGTTCTATTATCATATATAACTTATAAATAATGCAATATGAATAAGACAAATCGGTGCCGAATATGTGGCAAACCCATTAATTTAGAGGATTTCGATAAAAATAGAGAAATCCCAAAGCTTATGAAAGCCCAAGATTTATGTTTTCAGTGTGCTTTTTGGTTTAATCGATTAGATTATGATAAAGAGCTTGAGAAAGAGGGTAAAATTGCGGTAATTACTCCAGATTATTCTCACTGGGTAACTAAAGTACCCGGAAGTATTTTAATGGTACCCTCTGCTTTTGGTGGGATTTACCAAACTAAACTCCAACCAGTTAACACTCTGGGAGTCATTAATAGAAAGACTAAGGATGTTTACATCATCAGATACAATAATATAACTCACCAGGGAATCATTCCGGAACATCTAAGAAAACTTTTTAAAGTAAATGGAGAATTTCTATCACCACAGGAATACAAAATGCTAGAAGATTACCGGGGTAATGCCTATGAATTTATAAAAAATAAGATTGATAATGCAATAAATAAAGAATAATTTCGTATATTTGCATAAAGAAAAATTCTTAAATAAATAAGGATATGAAAAAAGAAAAGAAAGAAATCAAAAAGCTTAAAGAGGGGGATGAGGTTCTCTTCACATTATCTGGAAGACCCATCATTGAGAAAGTTACAGTGGAATCTATCGATAAAAAAGGTGGATTCGCAATGCTCAGTAACCGAGTAAAAGTTGCAAGAACCTTGGGTCCTGATGATACATATCCAAGATTGGATGGGCAAAAGGGAGAAGTTCTTCCACTCACCGAAGAAAATGAAAGAGTATTCCTTGCATACAAGGCCTATTTCTCAATCAAGAGAAACATAGAACTCCTTGATAAGGAAATTAGAAGTATGAAAGATTCGAAAGCTTTCGATATAATGATTGAATTTGATAAGAAGCTTACCAAGATTATTAACAAATACCTCAAAGAACAATGACTACAGTATTAGCGATAATTTACTTGGTATGTTTGCCATTCACGGTATTTTTTGTAAGGGCTTGCTTGGATTATTTACCCTATACTCACAAAATACACTCTCTCGTTTTATTCATCTCGGTATGGATAGTATTACCTCTATTTCCAATTTATCTATTAATCAGATACATAAAATACAAATTACTATGAGATACTTTTTTGACAGAGATGGTAATTATGCTGGGTCATCAATGCAAGGGTGGGAGATTCTTCTCCTACTCTTGTTCCCAGTTGCTCTAATAATCTTCCTCGTATTCTTACCCTTCTATGTATTTCATAAATACAGTTCTAGAGAAGAGGATAAAAAATACGAGGAAGAACATCCAGAAATACTAAAAGTAGATTCTTATATTACTTGCTGGTATCCCTGGCATAGGTATTCTGTTGCATATACACTGGCTCTTATATTCTGGGTAATTGCTTTTATAATTGGGATACTATCTTAATACCTGTATTAAGTTGGAGCTCCCCAATAAAAGTTCAAATCTAATGGATATTTTTTAGTGGGGTTAAAACTACTGGAGAGTATAAGAGTACCACTACTAACAGAGGGAGTTGAAACTTTTGTAAGAGTATAGGAACCTAAGCCAGTTGTTTTTGTTGTAAAGTATTGGTTATCAGGTATATTGTAATTAGGAGCAAAAGCATTACCATCTTTATCAAGGCAGTACCAAGACAACATGTCGTAATTCCCGGGTATATAGGAGAAATATAGACATTAATAGCATATCTATTTTGATTTACTATCCAATTTTTATATCTGGTACCATCGGCCATAGATCCACTTTCACCACTAATATTGGTATCTACAGCAAAAAAACTATCCATTGTAGTCCCAAAAAGAGTTATGGGAGAGAAACGTATTTCCCAATATTCTTTTTCTTCGGGAGTAGTAATGTGTAGATTTATTTTATTACCAGATTCATTTTGTGTAAGTATACAAAGCCCAGAAGTACCGTCATTTTGTGCAGTAATCTGAATCTCATTGTTACTCTTGTCTTCTTCTAAAAGATAGTCAGAGTTATCGATGCTAGCAGTATATCCAACACCAATAACTCCGGACAATTTGCCATTTACATATTTAGTTTTCTGGGAGATGGATAGTCCATCTCCCAGAGTTACCCCTATCGAGGGTAATAGGTACATCTTGGGTGGATCCCCCCCCCCTAATTTAAGAACTTTTTCCAT